CCTGCCCCCGTCCGGGCCCCCGCCTGCAGGCCTTCCCCGGGGCGGCCGGGCCGGCACCCCCCGCGCGGCGGGCGGCCTGGAAACTACCCCTTAAGAAGGCCCCAGGGGGGCTAAACCCGGGGGAATTTTCGGAAGATCCGAAAATTCCCGGCGCACCTGGACACAAAAACACCCCCCGGCGGATATGCCAGGGGGTGTTTTTTGCGGTGCCCGTTGTGTGCCTTAGCCCGGGGCCAGGGTCACAGTCCCGTTAGTGCTGAAGTGAGCATTCAGGGCCGCACTAATGGCCGCGTCTACAGTGGTGTAATTCTCTGCAGTACGCGGGGCCGGGCACGATACCCGGACCTTATCGCCGTTGTATGTGGTGAGCATGTAGCCGCCGCCGTGAGGCAGGCTGTAGCCTTCCGCCTCAAATACTGACATCCAGGGCGGGGACCATACCGTTAGCCGTTCCCGTTTGTGTGTGGAGCTGTAGTCATAGTCAACTATGACGCCGTAAACCGTCATGGCTCTAACCCTCGTTTACCGTCGCGGCGACGTCGCCTAGCTGCAGCTCACCCGGGCGGGCGTAGCCGGCGTAAAACTCACCCGCATATTCGGCGTTCAAGTGGCACCGTTCCGGACTCCACAGAATCGCGGTTACCGCCGTGCCTGCAGGGAAGGCGTGGGGGGTGTCGTCCTGCCATTGCTGCAGGGTGAGCGGGGCCAGGGTGACCGCGTGATAAATTTTCATTGCTTCGGGCCTTCCGCCATTGTTTCGGTAATCATGTGTTTGATCCCCTGCAGGGTATCGGCCATAACCCGGCCATAGCCGGCGCTGTAGTTGGTGGCCACGTATAGCCCGCGCGTGTTGCGGGCGTCTATGTTCCACCCTTTGTACTCACGGGGGAACGGATGAGGCACACGGGGGTTAGTAGATACCAGGGCACCCCCCTTGATAACCGGGGGGTCTTCGGGGGGTGTAAGCGGGGCCACTTTATCCGCCGTGACACGGTATAAGTGGTGCCCCCTAACCCGTATGTCATACACCCCGCCCGGATAGGCGCGCTCAATATAGCCCGTGGCCCACGCGCCATATTCCGGCGTTTCCTGCAGTAGTTTGACGGTCATTCCCGCCACATATGCCGGGGGATCTTCCGGGGCCGGGGCGGGATCTTCCGGAAATTCCGGGACACCCGCCCATTCCAAAAGTTCTACATCCCCGGCGTCTATGTGGGCGGCCAGGGCCTGCAGCTCGCTAATTTCGCCGTAGCTTATGCATTCCGCCTGTATCTGTGACCGGAGATACTCAAGCCGGGCGGGGATGTCTTCAGTGGTCATTGTTCCGGGCCTTCCGTCGTAAGCGCTGCAGCGGGCTTAACCCAATATTGGAATTTCCAGCCGCTGAAATAACTGTTCACTTCCATCCGGGGGCCGTCACGCTTGACCCCGTGCGGCTTGATTAGAGCATCTACCCACTTCCGCAACACGTCGGCGGGCGGGCAGGACCACCAACGTAAGCCGGGTATCTCTTGCACATGCACATAGACGCGGCTAGATCCCGGCGTGTAGCTAATCCAAGTTTCAGTGTCGGGCAGGTACCCCGGGCCGGAGCTGGCCCGGATATGCCTAGCGGTCACCGGGGCGGGGGCTTCAGCGGGCACGGCGGGCACTGCAGCGGCCCCGGGCGTATAGTCCCGGCTCACCGTTCCGGGCCTTCCGGCTTAGGTGCTGCAGCGGGGCGTATCTGTGAATAGTGGCCCGTGACATCAGTAAACGAGTAGTGAGCCGCGCCGCCGTCCAGGGCGGCTAGCGCGGCGTCAAGCCCGGCCACGTCACCGGGCGGGAAATAGCGGGCTAAGTCATGCCGGGCCAGGCCGGCCGCTACAGCCGCCGGGGGCTTAGCGCCGTGCGGCTCAAACGTCCACACCTCATACCGGGCCGGGCCAGGGGCCTGCAGGCCTTCCGCTACTTTCATCCATTCCGGCCATGCGGCCATAAGATCCCGCGCGCCCTGCAGTGTGCCCCCGTCCCGGATAGTCTCACATATCAATTCCGCGCCGGGTGAGAGATAGTGATTAGCACCATTCCAGCGGACATAGGCACTCCCGGCACTCCCGGCATTCCCGTAGTTCACCACATAGACGCGTCGCCACTTCGGCGCGGGGCCACGGGTGCGCACCATGTAGCACGTTGGAATTTTCGGGCCGTAGCCCTTAATCGCCTGCCCCGATAGGGGGGTGTCTGTAATTTTTGCGGCCGTAACGTCGCCGGCCTGCAGGTGCTTTAGATCTTCAGTCATTGTCCTAGCCTTCCGTGGTGTCGTCGTCGTCGTCGTCGCCGTATGCCAGCGCCTCAAATTCTTCCGGCGTCAAAAATTTGTCCAGGCGCTCACTAACGCGCCTGCAGGCCTCAAATGTGCGATACGCGGCCCGGCTATCCGTGTCATAGCCGTATTCCCCCGCCCATTCCTCGAATGAACGCGCGTTGCGGTAGCCGTTGGCGTCATCGATCAAACACTCCAGTACTTCGGCGGCCGTAGGGGGCGTATTGGGCAGGCCTATGCCCTTATAAAACGGCACGGTGTAACTGTTGCCCCGTGCATTTTTCAGCGTGACTTTCCACCCGTTGTTAGGTGATCCCCATTCCGTATTTTCCGGGCCAGGTTTGGCCGTGGCGCTGAAGCCGTCCCATTTACTCACGGCGCTAGCCTTCCGGGTCTTCGGGGCGGGTAAATTCCGCGCGGTATGCATTGATAAACGGCAGGGCATACATTCGAGTACCCGCGCGCTTGAATCCTGCAGCGGCCAGGTAGGAATATGCGCCCGCGTAGGGCTCACCGTCTTTAGTCCAGTCGCGGGGGGCCGTGACGCCTTCCCATAATTCGAGTTGTGCCACGGCGCGGCCTGCAGCTTCGGCGGCGGCTATCCGTTTTTCTTCGGTATCGAACCTGTTTTCGGGGGTGCTTAGCCGCCATTCCAACCATGCCAGCGCGGCGGCTAGCTTGACCCGTTCCCGCCCGTCTTCCGGCCATGCAACGGCGGCGCTCACTAAGGGCAAAATTTCATCCGGGGTCACGGTGACGCTGAAACTAGGCGCACCCCCGGCCCATTGCGGCCCCGTCATGACTTCAGCGCGCCCATGCTTGCCAGGAACATTTCGGCGTCAAGCAATGACGGGTGAGCGCCTATCTCATGCCATGCAATGCCGCCGCCGGGCTCACCGTCAAAACGGTAAACGGTGCTATCCGCAATGATGTAGCCCTCATTAGCGGGGGTGTAGGGCGCGCGGTAGGCACCCCGGATAATGTGGAATGACTCTAGCCCGCCGCGCCATTTGGTCACGGCGTTACTGCCGTAATTGGGCACCACGGGCGCGGCCTGCCCCCGTTTGGCCACAAAACGGACGGTCACGTTAGGCGCGCTGCAGGCCTTCCGTAGTGCCTCAATTGCGCCCGGCACGGTCCCGTCATAGTCAACCAGGACGGCCGAACCATAATCACGGCTAGGCTTAATCGGAACGTCCAAACTAGGATCTTCCCATTTATGCGTGGGCACTTGCACGGTTGCATAGGGGCCGTCGTCCTGCAGCGAGACATAGACAAAACCAATTTTGAACGGCGGGCGCGTTTCCATCAGTGCCCATAGGGTAAAGCCCGCGACTAGGGCGGCCTCAAGAATGGGCACGATAACGGCGTCTACTATCCCGGCTAGCGGGTGTGTTGCGGGTGTTGCTTCAGTCATGGCCCTGGGCCTTCCGTGTTGTGTGTTGGTGAGCGGGTGCATGCAACCATTACAGCACCCTACGTGCGTAGGGTGCAAGCCCTACAGCAAAAACGGGATACTGAAAACCAGGATCACTAGGAAAGTGGAGACTATGTGACTTAGCCGGGGTAGTATCCCCCCGTTACTGTCCGTGTGGTCACTCAAAAATGAGTGGTGCCGGCTCACGGTTCACCGGCACAATCGGCCCTAACCGTTGCTTGCACGTCGGGGGGAAGACTGGACCATTTAGCGGACTCACGATAGGCCCGGCGGCGGTAGCCGGCCAGGTCATAGGCCGTTATCTCACTGGAGACCCCAAACCCCTGGGCGCTTGACGGGTGCTCACTCATGCCCCGATACCAAAGCCAGGTATCGGCGTAAGTGGTGCCGGTGACGCGCTCACGATAGACGACGGTGTACCTATCCCACGTTTTACCGCCGTTGTCATAGATGGCCAGGACTCCCGGGGGGCAGTCGCCGTCCAGGAATTTTTTCGACTGACGGCGCGGGCTGTAGGCAGTCATGCCGCTAGCCCTAGAGTGAGCAACGATTCTTGACGCGAGCCCGCGCCGGCCGGGTGCATGTTGTTTATGTGCGCCTCACCCGTGAGCCATTCCCCTAGCGGCCCCCGGCGGTGAATCCACCACACATTAGCCTTAGGGTGCCGGTCCAGGACTTCCCATGTATCGGGGCTACCGTCCACCGTGACCGCCGCGCCGTGTTTGATGTCTTTTGCTTGCATTGCCATGGCCCTAGGCCGCCTTCCGTGTGGTGTTTGAGTCCTGCCATTCCTGCAGTGTCTGCAGCACGGGCGCACACTTGACGCGCCGTTTACCGGGGCCGGGGATAGTCCGGGCCGATAGTTGTTTGAGTAGGGATTCAACGTTGATAGCCCCCCGGGAGACACCCCGGGCCGTTTTCCTATCCGGCGTAGTGTCCCCGTCCAGGGTGAGGAAACACCTGAATGTTGTTCCGGGAATAGTCACTACATGAGTAGTGCCGGGGCCAGGCGCGAGCGGTTCAACGCGGCGGCCTAGGGGGTTAGGCGGGGCAGAAAATGAGGAATAGCCGGGGCCGTAGTTGCGGGCTTTATACGACATTTTGTGATCCTTCCGGGGGTTAGAAATTGAGTGAGCCTAGAGTCATGAGGGCGGCGGCCCCGCCTATTGCGGCGGCCCACTGCAGGGCGGGGCTAAGACGGCGGGCGGCGCGGTCCAGGTCACGGGATACCCGCGCGGCCGGCGCGCTAGTCCAGTAGTCACGGCGGGCGGCCCGGCGCGCTGCAGGGGACACCCGGCGGCGGCTCACACGGTGCCGGCGGCTCACGGGGTCACCTGCAGGCACTTAGTGATGGCCTCATCTTGCACGGCGGTAATCATGGCCCGCGCGGGGTAATAGTCCAGGGCCGTACTCATGACTTGTTGTTCCGTGTCCAGGGGCCGGGCGGGCGACTCCCAATAATCCCCGGCGTCTATGCCGCCTAGTATTTCCTCAATACTGAATCGGCCTAGAGTCGCCGTGACCGTCACGCCGTAATAGTGCCAATCATCATTTTTCCAGGCGGCCAGGTCTTCCGGGTCATAGCATTCCAAGTCTTCCGGTGACCCGTCATAGTCGCGCCATATCTCATAGGTGAGAGTCACCCCGGCGTTAGTATCCTGCAGCGTGTAAACGGCGTGCACGCGCTCACTGAAGATCAATTCAGCGGTGAAGCCCTGCAGCGCCTGCAGCACGGCCGCTACGTAACGCGCCGCTATTAGGGCGTATTGGGCCGTGCGGCCTAGGGCGCGGTTAGCGCGGTAGATAGACGCCGGGCTAGTCCGGCGGGTGTCGGTCATATCAAAAGTGAGCATTTTTCTAAGCCTTCCGTGTGGTGAGCGGTCCAGGCTGCAGGGGTGTAGAGCTGCAGGCCGTCCCCCCATGATGCGCCCTAGTTATGTAGGGTGCAAGCCCCCAAAAAATACAGCTCTATATGCACGGCGGGGCAATTGTTCCAGGGTAAACCTGGCGGCAGGATGTAGGACGTCCTATGTCAGTAGGCCTGGCCGGGTGAGAAGCGTTCTCAACAGCAGGCCCGGCCGGCCAGGTCCGAGAGCCCGACTCTCACTTACCGAAGTTCATGATTTTGCATGGGAAAGAACCCTAAAGAACCCAAAACCCGGGGAAACCCGGGGAAAACTGCGGAAATCTTGATCCAATCTTGAGAAACAGGTAGTAGGGCATTGATAAACCTGAGTACCTATGGAACTCTCTAGGTACTGGCCCTGTAAGTACAGGCCTACACACCATCTCGCAACAGGAGCACACCCCACATGGTCTTGATTAACGACGGCGCGCACTTGTCAGTCATCGAGGGGATGAAGGACAAGGGCGAGTGCGCCGGAGGCTGCAACCACGACGCACGGTCAGGCCCCAAAGAACCCCTGTCCCCGCAAAACCCGGCAGGCACCGGCCGTTTTGATGAGGCCCTGAAGCAGCTGCAGATCGCCAAGCTGGCGCACGAGCACCGCAAACTCCGCACCGAGGCGGAGAACACGCTACGGGATCTGGACTTCAAACTGACCCTGGAAAAGCTGACCTATGAGGCCTCGCTGGACGGTGTGCCCGTCCGGCACATCACCGCCTCCCATGACCAGGCATTCGAGGCCCTGGAGGCCGCGCAGCAAAGGATTGCCTGAGATGACCGCCCTGCCTCCGGTCGGGGACGCGCCGGACATCCTGCTCCGGCTCAACCGGGCACACGAGGCCATGCACGATGAGATCAACGCGCACCAGAGCGCCTGCAACGCGGCCCTGGCGGATCTCTGGAAGAAGCATGCGCCGTTCATCACCGAGGCCAAGAGCGTGTTTCTGCAGGTCCAGGCGGAGGCCTACCGCGCAGGCTTCACCGACGATGAGATCAACACGGCGCTGCCCGAGTGTGACTGAGGGGACACCCCCCTTGGTAAATCTCAAAGAGGCACACCCTCCTGGGTAAATTTCAAAGCGACACACCCCGTATCAATTACTGCCTGCGCCGTCTTATTGATTATTCTGTGTACTGGTGTCACTGTTGCTTTACTGCACACAGGTAAAGAGGCAGGAGCGAAACACATACACACAGAGGGAGCAACCATCACATGAGCAGTGATATGACGGCGCTACAGACACTTCAGTTCCAGTGGAGAAATTTCGCCATTGACCGGGGCAAGGCGCGGCGCGAGGTGCAGGCCGATGTGGACATCAAGCAGGAGCAGATGAATGCCCTGCGCGAGGAGATCCTGGCCCTGGAGCAGAACTTCGAGGAGAAGTGGAAGAACCGCAAGACCGAACTGCGCAGCGCCCTGGATGAGGCCGTGAAGGCGGAGCTGCGCAGCGGACGTTCGGCCCAGTCGGTGCTGCGCGAACTCGGCAGCCAGAACACGGTCTGGATGTACGGCCTCGCGGCCGAGGTCAAGGAGGAGGGCGGCCAGCCGGCCGCGCCCGACTTCCAGCCGGTGCCCGATGCGGAGATTGAAGGCGTCGAGTGGCTGCACCATGACCACACGGGCGTGCACCGCTGGCTGCTCTCGGCCGACGGCAAATACATCAAGCGCTACGGTGCCGAGGGCTCGGACTTCGACGGCCAGTCCTTTGTCTGTAACCGGGACTACGCCTTTGTGGCAGGGTCCAAGCCCCTCTATGAGGCGACGGCCAAGGCCGAGATGGGCAAGCGGGTGGCCATGCTGGAGAAGCTGCTCTCGGGCACCTACGCCGGCAAGATCAAGCTCGGGGACAACCGCTGGGTGGCCTAAAGAAATTGAGTGGCGGGGAGACCCCCTTCGGTAAATCCGGAGGGGGTCTTTTGCTGCCCACAATCCTTTGCAGTAGGGCTGTGGATTGCATCTTGTAGATACCCTACGTGTGTAGTATGTTGGACGCATACACCAGCACTACACACCAGGAGCACAGCATGAGCTACGATCCCCGCGACGACGATTACGAGGCCACCCCCATCGTCCGCGAGCAGTGCGGGCATGAGGACGTGGCCGGCGGCTGGTGCCAGAACTGCGGGGACGCCATCGAGGACTGGGAGCCCTCCGATGCGCAGATCTTCGCTCAGTACGGCCAGACCATGGAGCCGAGGGCAGCATGAAGATCCGTATCCCTACCACGTACCCCTGACATTAAAACCGTAACCCCCGTCACACGCTGTGACAAAGCGATAAACCTTCCAATGATTGGAGTAACGTGACTAGACTCATCTCTCAACAGCTCGTTGACCTGCTTGTTGAGGAACGCAAGCGGCAGGGACTCTCCCAGATGGAAGTGGCAGTCCGCATGGGAGCGGCAACATCGTGGATACAGGCAATCGAATACAACCAGCAAGCCGGGCGGCAGGTCTCGGCCTTCCAGCGCTACGCCGACGCACTCGGGGTGGACCTGGAGGTCACCATCGCCCGGCCCTAGACTCCAGGGGGAGAAGTATGGGCAACAGGTCAGGTTGGGAGGCCCGCCGTTTCATGAGAGGTGAAGCGGTCTGGGTCTCCCCTTCGGTGAGCAGCCAGTGGCTGTCCGATGATGAGGCAGTGGTCCTGGAGGATGTCGGCGCGGGGTATCTTGTGCTGCAGGAGTCGGAGCGTGTCCCGAGCCATGGGCTCGGGCATTTCGTCTGTGACCGGGAGCTGTCCGAACTGTGCGAAGGCGCACGGCCCGTAATGGTGCGGGTCAAGGTCCGGCGGCTGCGGGAGTTCACGCTCACCCTGGTGCCGCCGGGGGATGCCCGGTGGTGGAGCGCCCGACATAACTAGGCACTGCGCAAGAAAAGGCCTCCAGTGTGGCGGGGGCCTTTTTTCGTGCCATGGTGTTTCTCCGAGTTTTCATTGAACACTACGCGCGTAGTGTTGTACGCTCTGTGTATTGATCTGCTGTAACAGCATCAACCTACACACAGGAGCACAGCATCATGAGCATTCCCACCCTCTCGGCCCGCATGCGGGTCATCGAACCGCAGGACGAAATGATCGGTTCGCTCACCACCGAGCGCGTGGCCCTCGCCGTCCGCTACGCCGGAGGCCAGGTCATCGACGGCCCCGACGACGCCAAGCGCTGGCTGGCCTGGGCGCTGAACACCGACATCCCGTACGGGGCCTGGGACCAGCTGTCCGAGGCGTTCCAGACGGCGCACTACCTCGAAGACGCGGATCTGGACTACTGGTACGACGTCCCCAACACGCTCGCCAACCGCGAGGCCATGCTGCGCCACGCCGAACTCATCATCGACTCCTGCGTGGAGAGCCTGTCCCGGCTGCTCTGCGCCCAGCTGGGCGTGACGGCATGAGCAAGCGGGTAGCCATCTGGGGCACCGTGAAACTGAACGGCACCGGCAAGCGGGTGGCCGCCCTCTGGAACGGCAAGCAGTCCTACACGCGCATGGCCGTGGACTCTGACCCGTGGGGCGGCGTCATGCCCCTGTCCTGGCCGGAGGTGTGGACGTTCAGGCCCAGGGACGCCGACTGGAAAAACCAGCTGGAGCCTCTGGCCCCCCACTGCAAGAACTGCGCGGCGTACATCAAGCCCGACCCCACGGACTCGGAGAGCTGGGTGCACCGCTCCAGCGGCGACGGGGCCTGCAATCCCCGGATCGCGGACGCATGGGCGGAGCCTGCCCAGTGAGCCGGCCGGAGACCTACATCATCGAGTGGACCGGAAACATCCAGGTCCACCAGCCCGTGAGGAACAGGGTGGAAGTCTCCGGCCAGGAACACGGCGAGGCAACGGAGCAGTGAGCGCCATCTTCGAGCGGGCCGCCGGGCAGTGGGCGCAGATGCGCAGCGACTATGAGCGCTACGTGGACGCCGCCTACAACACGGCGCTGGAAGCCTGCTCGGGGGTGCTGGTCAACGCCGAAGGCAGGTTCGCCCGGATCGACGGCTACAGCCTGTTCACCGGCCCCGCCATCCGGGCACACAGGTTCGCCAGCTGGGAGCTGGTGGAGCACTGGCAGCGCGTCCCCCGGCTGAGCCTGGCCGAGTTCGAGAAGCAATGGGTGGAAGGGAGCATCGGACACTATGAGCAGCAGGCTGCTTGAACGCTGGACACCGCGCCCGGACCAGCTGGCCGCCACCAATGAGATCCTGCAGGCCAAACGGCATCTGTGCCGGGCCGAGGTGGGCGCAGGCAAGACACTGGTGGGCGTGGAGGCCGTGCTGCGTTCCCGTGTGCCCGTGACGCTGGTGGTGGGGCCGCTGAACACCCGCTCCGGATGGGAGAAGGCCTTTGCCCGGCAGTCCGGCGGCACCGTGGACTTCCACTTCATCGACGGCTCCAAGCGCGGCACGGCCGCCTTCCACGCGCTGGCCCGGGGCCAGTGGGGCGTCTATTTCATGTCCTGGAACCGCTTCCGGATGTATGACTGGGCCGCGTTCCCCATCGACTTCATCATCTACGATGAGGTCCACGAGGGGCAGAACCGCAAGTCGGCCACGCACCGCGCCATGGTCTCGGCCGCCCGGATCGAGTACCAGGTGGGCCTCTCGGCCACGCTGGCGGGCAACCGGGTGGAGGGCCAGTGGGCCATCCAGCACAGTTTCTGGCCGGACAAAGCCATCACCCCGGCGTTCTGGACCTGGGTCACCAAGTACCTGAAGACCGAACGGCACAAGCAGGCCGGCAAGGCGATCCTGGGCGAGAAGGAGCCCGGCACGGTCTGGAGCCTGCTGCCGTCCAAGTCGGCGTTCCCCTCCCCGTACCAGGAGGAGCCGATCATCTTCAACATCGAGGTGGACCTGCTGCCGTTCCAGCGGAAAATCTACGACAGGTTCGAGAAGGAGGCCGTGGTCTGGCTCGAAGGCCACCCGCTGGTCGAGGAGCTGCCCGCCATCCAGCAGCTGCGGCTGCGGCAGATGTGCCTGGCCGTCCCGTCCATCCGGGAGGTCTGGAAGACCCGCACCGTCGATGAGTTCGGCCAGCCGTGCGAGCCCTGGGACGAACTGGTCGAGGAGGTCTACTTCGAGGAGGATGCCAAGTCCACCAAGGCGGAGGCGGTCATCGAACAGGTCCGGCACCTGTACGAGAACGGCGGCACCGAGCCGATCATCATGTTCACGCACTCCCGAAAATTCGCCACCATGCTCACGCTGCGGCTGCAGGCGAAGGGCTACCGGGCGCGCCGGTTTGTCGGCGGCATGTCCGACGCCGAGCGCACCTGGAAGCGGGAGGCCTTCGGGACCGAATACGACATCATGGTGGCCACCCAGGCGGCCGTGGGCATCGGCACCGACGGCATCCAGGAGGTCTGCAGGATCGAGTTCTGGGTCTCCCTCAGTGACAACCGGCTGCACAACAAGCAGGGCACCGGCAGGCTGAACCGGCCCGGCCAGAAACGCACCGTGCTGCGCTACAACTTCCTCGCCCGCGACACCGTGGAGGTCAAGCGGCTGGCGCAGATGGCGGCCGACCAGGAGCAGCTGGACGCCAGCTACGGCTACGAACCGCAGGACACCGCCGCATGATGACCTGTCGGAAAGAAAAGTATTGACACCATGCACGTAGGGTCTGTAACGTCTTCCTTATAAACATTGCTCTACACAGCAATCCACACACCCTAGGAGCACACAATGACCCTCGAACTCAACTTCGGACAGGTCCGCCTCGCAGACGGCACCGTCAGTGACGTTGCAAAGGAGCTGGAACTGATGTCCGCACCTTCCGCCGCCGATATCGAACTGGAGCACCTGGCCGAAGCCGCCCTCCAGGCCGACATCGAGTTCAAGGAGGCCGAGACCAAGAAGGACAGCGCCAAGGCCGCCTTCAAGAAGGCCCTCGAAGCCCGTGGCCAGCTGGACCCGGACACCCGGAGCGTCGGCGTGGTCCGCACCATCATCAAGCGCATGCGCCGGTTCGACCCGGCCCTCGCCAAGCAGCTGCTCACGGCGGAGGAGGTCGCCAGGTACAGCGACATCAGCAGCGCGCTGGTCAAGGCCAACGTCGCCCCCAACGTCTATGAAATGTTCCAGAAGGACGCCGGCTTCAGCCTCGAAATCAAAGTCGCTGATTAGGCAGCCGACGGCAGGAGGGGGATTTTCCCCTTCCTGCCTTTAGTTGTTTCCCGCAGAGCACACCAAAGGAGCAGCAGCATGTCCCTCGACATGGCCCAGGCGTTCGCGATTTTCTCCGGACTCAACCTCGGACAGGACGAAGCGCAGGCAGCGCTGGACGCACTGACTCCGCCCGAGCGGGAGGAGTACCAGCAGCACGCCGCCGATTTTGTTGACGTGGCCGAACAGTACAGCGCGCAGGCCTACGCCGAACTCGGCCGGCTCACCTTTGAACACAACCTGCAGCTGAAGCCCGAGGATCTGACCCTGTGGACCATCCAGGACTACCGGGACGCGCTGGACGCCATCGAGGGCTCCGAGTTCGAGGCCATCCACCTGGCCAACCTCTGCCGGACCCCGGCCACACGGCACATCCTCGCGCTGGTGAAGCCATGAAAGGAACGCCATGGGAAGAACACCCGGCCGGGCAACGACCCGCTTTGAAGGCCGTGTCGTGAGCAGCCTGCAGAAGAACTTCCTGGCGGCGATGGTGGACAACCCGCCGCCCTGCACCGAAGAAGACCCGGAGATCTTCTTCGGCGGCTCCGACTCCACGGCCGCGGCCCGCAACGTTGCGGCAGCCAAGGCGGTGTGCCGCACCTGCCCGCTGATTTTTGCCTGCCTGCAATTCGCCCTGGAGACCAATGACCAGTTCGCCATCATGGGCGGCAAAACCCCCAACGAGCGCGCACGGGCCCAGTCCAGGTACAACGAAAGGCAAGCCGCATGAGAACCCCCCGGGTGCTGGTCGCCTGCGAGTATTCAGGCATTGTCCGTGCCGCCTTTGCCGCCCGCGGCTGGGACGCCTGGTCCTGTGACCTGCTGGAATCCGAACGGCCCGGCGGCAACCACTACCAGGGCGACGTCAACGACATCCTGCATGAGGGCTGGGATCTCATGGTCGCGCACCCGCCGTGCACCTACCTGACCCTCTCCGGCGTGAAATGGCTGTACGAGGAATGGACCGACGCCGAGCGCGCCGCCCACCTGGATGCATTCGGCACAGTACTGACCGGCCACAGCCGCCGCCCTGACCTGCAACGCTGGCGGGACATGCGGGAGGGCGCAGACTTCTTCCTGCGGCTGTGGGATGCCGACATCGAGCACATCGCCGTGGAGAACCCGCAGATGCACGGGCATGCCATCAGGGCCACGGGCGGCAAGCCCACCCAGTTTGTCCAGCCCTACGAGTACGGCACACCGGAGTCCAAGCGCACCGGCCTGCGGCTGAAGAACCTGCCGCCGCTGACCCCCAATGAGGGCTGGGAGAAGGTGCTGGCCCACGGCAAGACGCTGCCGAAGAAGGTCTTCGAGCGGGTCCACTACCTCCCGCCGTCGCCCACCCGGTGGAAGGAACGCTCCCGCACCTTCCCCGGCATCGCCCAGGCCATGGCAGACCAGTGGGGGCCATACATCGAAGCCAGAATCGACGCAGAGGAGCTGCAGGCAGCATGACAGACTTTCCCCCGCTGGAGGCCGTGGAGCACATGTTCCTGAAGGCCTTCACCAAACCCTCCAGCCGGTCCCTGCAGTCCAAGCTCGGACCCTCCGAGGTGGGTGGCTGCCCGTACTGCGTCGGCTACACGATGGCCGCCAAACTCTGCAAGATGCCGCCGCGCGAGGCTGACCCGTTCGGCTACGCGGCCCACATCGGCACCATGTGCCACTACTACCTGGAGCACAAGCTGGACCTGGTGTACGGGGCCGGCTATGAGATCGCCTCGCACCGGGAAACCAAGCTGAAGAACATCTTCGAGATACCCGGCTACGGCCCCATCGGGGGCAGCTCCGATCTGTTCGTGCCGGACTGGGGGCGCACGTTCGACTACAAGTTCCCCGGCAAATACAGCTATGACCTGGTGAAGCTGGCCATCGCCAAGGGCCTGCAGGCGCTGGCGCGCGGCGAGAAGTTCGAGAAGGCACATGCCCCGAGCATGAGGTACCGGGCGCAGCAGCAGATCTACCGCAAGGGCTGGGAGAACCTCGGCCACGAGGTTGGTAGCTCGGTTATTATTTTTCTGCCGAGACACAGTAACTCAATAAAGGATGTACTATTCTGGGAAGAGCCCAAGAACGACCGGCTCCTCGAAGACGCAATGGCGCGGACGGAGAAGATCTGGGAGTACGTCTTGGACGGCCAGCTTGACGGGCTCCCCTCGGACCCGGACTGCTACACCTGCGACACCGAGGGCCGGGGCAACACGGCAAGCTACAACCAACTACACAGCAACCACATCAAGGAGCACGCAGCATGAGCACCGAAACCGTCGAAGTCGGGACGATTGTTCCCGGCACCGAGCGCGGGCTGCCCGCACCAACGGCGGAGATGTTCGACTTCGCCAGCATCGGCGTCAAGGTCGAACGGCCCCGCAAACCATCCAAGAAGTTCTCCGCCGTCCTGTACTCGCCGCCGAAGATCGGCAAGACGTCCCTGATCGGCTCCTGCGCCGACGTCCCGGCACTGTGCCCCGTACTGCTGCTGGCCGTCGAGGACGGCAGCTCCGTACTGGATGAACAGTACGCCGATGACGACAACCTCGACGTCATCAACGTGGAGGACTGGCCGACGGCGGCCCGGATCATCACCGCCGTGGCCGAGGGCAAGACCCGCTACAAGACCATCGGCGTGGACACCATCTCCGAACTCCAGGAACTGATGAAGGAGCACACCAACGAGGAGGGTTACGCCCTCTGGGCCTTCATCGCGGACGAGACCATCAAGGTGGTCAAGATGCTGCACCGGAGCCCCCACGTCAACGTCATCTTCACCACCCACGCGGAGAAGGTGCGGGACGAATCCACCGGCAAGATCCTCAACAGCCCGTACTTCCTGGGCAAGAAGGCCCTGGCCGAGGTGCTGAAGCCCATCGACCTGATCCTCTACCTCGCCGTCACGGAGGACAAGACAACCAGGGAGCCGATCCGGGTGCTCCTCACCAAGCCCGACGGCAAGAACGACGCCGGGGACCGCACGGGCAAGCTCGATATGTACATCCCCAACCCGAATTTCTCGGAAATCTACGCACAGATGAAGGCCCAGGAGTTCGCCCAGGCCAGCTGAGCACCACCTAAACAAGAAACCAGAAACAAAGGAAACAGATCACCATGGCACGTCTGACTCTCAACATCGACCAGGACGCTTTCGACGGAGCGGGTTTTGAGCCCGTGCCGGTTGGTCCGTACAAGGTCAACATCTACTCCATTGACGTCCGGGAAGTGAAGCAGGGCGATCACAAGGGCAAGCCCCGCCTCAATTTTCAGTTCCGCATTCAGGACGGCGAGACCTCGCCCGAGGGCAAGCGGCAGGGCAACCGCCGGCTGTTCGTGGAGCTGAACGCCTTCGAGATGCCGAACAAGAAAGACCCCTCCAAGATGAACGCGCCGTTCGAGCTGATCGCCATCGGCAAGGCCATCGGCCTGGACCGGGACCAGATCAATGCCCTGGACACCGATGACTGGCTGGGCAAGGAACTGCAGCTCTCCGTGGCGGCCCACGAGGACAAGATGGCCAAGAACCCGGCCACCAACAAGTACGACATCGCCACGGGCGAGAAGCGTGAAGTCATCAAGGGCTTCCGCTCCCTGGAGTCCGCCGGCACCGCTGTGGCGGCCAGCGCCGGAGTCCTGGCCAAGTCCGGCGGCAAGTCCAACTCCGCGTTTGACCTCTAGACGTACCGCCTGTGCTGTGATGGCACACCGCCCGTTCGAGACGGGCCACAGGCACTGAACCTCCAGTCCTGCGGCTGGATTTTTTATCGGAGGAGCACGGGCTAATGCGTTACAACGGGAGTCGGGCATGAGCAGCCAGACGGAGGAGTTCTTCCGGTTTCTGCACCGGGACAACACGGGTCTGGCGGTCATCGCGTTGCTGGGCAGCAGCGGGCAGCTGACCAACCAGAAATTCTTCTCCTGGCCCGAGCAGGCCGAGCAGCTGCTGGCCTACTGCGCGGCGAACGCCGCCAAGGACGTCTACACCTCCGGCACCCTGTTCAAGGGCACCCGGGCGCGGAAAACCAACGCCAAGGCCGTGAGTTTTGTGCACGCCGACGCGGACACCTTCAACGTCGATGATGCCCGTGTGCCCCCGTCGATGATCGTGCGCTCCTCGCCGGGCAAGACGCAGCTGTGGTGGCTGGTGCAGGGCACCTCGGACCCGGCCCGGATCGAACCGCTCTCGCACGCGGTCTCCCTCGCGCACCCGAAGAACGCCTCGGGCCTGGACGACGGCTGGGCCGTCAACAAGCTCATGCGCGTCCCCGGCACCACCAACCTGAAGTACGACATGCCCCACCCGGTCACGATGGAGATCACCGGGCACGTCTACACCCTGGCCGAGTTCGAGGCGGCCTACCCTCCGGCCCCGGACGCGGCCGTGACCAGCCGGGCGATGGGGGAGCTGCCCACCCGGGGCGAGGCGCTGGGGACACTGCGGGCCTCGCCGGGCCTGATGCAGCTGCTGAACAAGAAGGACGCCTCCGGCGTGGACCGCTCCGACGCGCTGTTCCTGCTGGAGCAGGAGCTGTTCCGCTGCGGGGCCACCGATGAGGTGGCCTTTGTCATCTGCAAGGACCACCCCTTCAACAAATTCGAGGCCGACGGCAAATACAACGCCGACGAAAAGCTCTGGGACGACATCCAGCGGGCGCGGCACAAGTCCGAACTCGGCGTCCCGGCCGAGCCGGACGCGGCGGAGATCCCGGACGCCCAGGTCACCGTGGAGCCCACCAAGAAGCACAAGATGGTGGACTTCCTCACGGCCGAGGAAAAGGACCACATGGCCTCCACGTTCGTGGACGACTACGTGGAGTGGGCGCGGTCCAAGACCGACGCCGCGCACGAGTACCACGTCGCCGGGGCCTTCACGGTGCTCTCCACCGTGTTCTCCGACTACGGCCACGCCATGCCCAAGTTCGGCCGCCTGCCGCTGAATTTGTGGTTCATGGTGCTGGGCTCCACGACGAGATCCCGCAAGTCCACCACCAAGGACATGATGATGCGGTTCATCGAGGCCCTCGGGGACGATGAGAACTACCGCTATGACCTGGGCTCCGACTTCACGGCCGAGGCCCTGGACAACGCGCTGCTGGACCGGCCGAACCGCTCCGCGCTGGTGAACCGGGATGAGTTCCAGGGCCTTTTGATGGAGATGAGATCCAAGGCCTACATGTCCGGCATGTCGCAGAAAATGACAGACATCTACGGCGGGAAGGTCTCCGGCAAGCTGCGCGCCACCGGGGAGCAGAAACGCCGAGCCTCGGTGAACGCCTCCCTGGTGCTGTACGTGATGGGCATCAAGAACCAGGTGGCCGACGTGCTCTCCGAGGAGGACTTCCAAAGCGGCTTTCTGACACGGTTCATCTACATCTCGGCCGAGGCCCCCAAACGCACCCCGGAATCCGACTACTTGGAGCAGGCGGACCTCTCCGAGATCAAGCAGGGAGACCCGGTGTTCACCGAGCTGCTGCAGCGGCTGGAGACCTCACGGGGACACTGGGACAGCTTTGTCGAAGTCGATGGACCCACGCAGGCCGTCCCGTGTGCCCCGGACGCCTGGGCGCGGCTGAACAAATTCATCGTGGACGTGCTCGACGCGGCCGAGGGCCACGAGAAGGCCGGGATCATCGAGGCCTCCTCGCAGCGCCTGACACTCTCGATCCTGAAGGCGGCCACGCTGCTGGCCATGTTTGATTGCTGCGACAGGGTGGAATTGCCGCACATGCTGGCCGCCATCAACTACTGCGCCACCTGGTTCGTGCACATGGTCGAGATGGCCAACGCGGTCTCCTCCTCGCTGTGGCGCAAGAAACAGAAGGCCATCGAGGATCTGCTGCTCTCCAAGGGCGGGGAGGTCAAGTGGGAGGTGGTCTACAAGGCGATGAACCGGCAGCTGGACATGCGGCCCCGCGACTTTGCCGAGGTCATCACCGCGATGCAGGAGTCCGGCGTGGTGAACCCCCGGATAGACGACAAGAAGGAACGCTGGATTCAACTGTTGGAGTTCGCGGCATGATGGACATTTTCCCCGTCGAAGACCAAACCTCCCGGCTGCAGGACGACAGGCTGCGTGCCCTGGAGAAGGCCGCAAAAACTTGGAAGCTCTCGTACTACGGGGACCGGAAGGAACGCCTCGCCTACGCCCGGGAACTGCACGCCGAGCGGCTGTTTTCGCTGAACCAGCTGGCCAAGATCTGCCGGCTGTCGGTGCCGACGGTCTCCCGCGTGCTGAAGAAGAACTCGCCGGGCGGACGTTTTGCGCCGGAAGGCTTGTCATCACTAACCTACATACGTAAGGTTGTCATTGCCGGAGAAAAAATACCAATGAACCTAGTAAGGTCGCTGGTAGAGGGGGGCACTTCCATCAGCACCATCTCCCGCCTGACCGGCGCACCCGAAACCCAGATGTACGTCCACTATGCAGCCACCAGCAGACATCTCAGGAGCAGAGCATGAACGTTATCGGATTGACCGGCCTGCCCGGTGCAGGAAAGTCCACCGTCGCCAACTACCTGGTGCGCGAGCACGGGTACACCCGGATCTCGTTCGCCGGGCCGGTCAAGGACATGCTGCGCACACTCGATCCCTACCTCGCCCCGGCCGAGGTCACCGCGTCCCGGCGCGCCGTCTCGGCAGCGGTCAGGCTTTCGGACGCCATCGGGCTGTACCCGCATGACACCGAGGCCTTCCTGGAGGCGAACTTCCCCGAGTACCGCCGCCTGCTGGAGGCCCTGGCCGCCACGCATGAGCCCGACTACTGGGCGGACCTGGCCGAGGAGCAGCTGACCGACGGCAACGGCCTGTACGTCTTCGATGACGTCAGCACCCAGGCCCAGGCCGACGTCATCCGGAACTTCAACAAGTGGGGCCTGTGGCACATCGACCGCCCGGCCCAGGACGCCCCCGAACCCTCCGTCCGGTGGCTGGGCGAGGTTCAGACCCTGTTCAACGTCACCACGCCGGAGTTCCTGTACTCCGAGGTGGACCGGGCGCTGCGGCTGGCGTTCTCCGACACCGCGCCGCTGGCCGAAGCGTCATGAGCGAGGCCCTGGCGCTGATCGAGAAGCGCATAGCTGATCACTACGCCAAGGCCGAACGTGCCCAGAAACGCGCCGATGACCTGCTGGACGCGGCCGAGGCCGCCGCCGCCGAGGTCAAGGTCTACCGGGACTGCATCGAGGATCTGGTGCATGACAGGGAACTCCTGCTCCAGCATCAGGGGGAGCAGGCGGCGTGAGGGTCTATCTCCACTCGGCGGACTTCATCACCCCGCAGGCGATGGAGATCCTGAAGCGGGTCAAGCAGGACACCATCGGGGACTTCCCGCTCAGCTTCGCCCCGGTCACCGACAACCTGCCGCCGCGCGCGACTGTCTTTGCGATGGGCAAGTACGCCCGGCAGGGGCAGGAGCGCGTGGTGGTGGCCCCCACCGTCGCCCAGATCGTCACCCGCGCCGACATCGTGACCCGGCTCGGGCAGGCGTTCAGGCTGCTCACCGCCCCGCCGGAGCTGCCCGAGTTCTCCTGGAAGCTGTTCACCGGGCGGGAGGGGCTGATCGCCTCGCTGCTGGAGTGCGAGGGCGCGGACGTCATGTGCGACATCGAGACCTCCGGCGTCGTGGATGAGGACCGGGCCGAGCCCGTCCGGATCATTACGGTGTCGTTCTTCTTCGGCGGCGAGAACGCCTTCGTCATCCCCGAGGAGATGTGCCAGGACGCCGAGGTCTATTTCGCGTTCTGCCGCTTCATGGAACGCAACAACATCATGTACGTCAACGGCAAGTTCGACCTGAAATACTTCCCGGACTCGGACGCCAATTTTGTCTTCGACCCGCAGCTGGCGCACTACGCGCTGTATCCGGCGGCCGGGGAGCACGGCCTGAAGCCGGTGACCAAGAAGCTGTTCGGCTTCGAGGACTGGGATGAGGAGCTGCAGCAGTACCTGCCCTCGAAGACCTACGCCGAGCATGAGGAGTTCGAGGACGGCTCCTGGCACGACGCCCGGACCTACCCCCGGAAAAACGGCAACGGGTCCGGCTATGAGCGGATTCCGCGTGAACTGCTCTACAAGTACGCGGCCTTCGACGTCTACGCCGGGTGGCACTTCGCCAAGGCCATGATGGATGACCTCACCCACGATGATGAGGCGCGCAAGGCCACCAAGTTCCTGATGCAGCTCTCCGAAATGTTCCTGCCGGTGGAGACCCGGGGCATCCGGCTGGACATCCCCTACCTCGAACACCTCTCCGGGGTCATGACCGTGGAAAAGGCCGAGGCCGAGGCCACGCTGAATGAGATCGCCGGGCAGCCAATCAACCCGCGCTCACCCAAGCAGGTCAAGGACTGGTTCCACGCGCGCGGGAACATGATCTCCGGCACCGCCAAGGACGTCATGGCCGAGTTCATCGAGTCCATGAGCGCGCCAGAGAATGAGGAGGAGTTCGAGGAGCACCGGCATGAGGTGGAGTTCGCCCAGCAGCTCCAGGTGTGCCGTGACATCACCAAGCAGCTCGGAACCTACGTGGACGGCTACCGGAACCAGGCCGACGCCTCCGGCCGGGTCTACCCCGGCTACAAGCTCATCGCCTCCACCACCGGGCGGCTGGGCGGGCAGGGGGCATCCATGCTGACCATCCCCCGCAACAAACGGCTCAAAAGGATGGTCATCGCGGACCCCGGCGAGATCGTCATCGGCGCGGACGCCTCCCAGATGGAGCTGCGGATCATGGCGTGCGAGTCGATGGACCCCTGGCTGATCGCGGCCTTCCAGCCCGGAGCCGGCGACTTCTTCGACCTGCTGCTCTCGCAGGCCTACCCGGACAAGGACTGGTTCGATCTGCACCGCGCCGTCGAGGCACACGAGGCGGGGGAGAAGGAATCGAACTTCTACAACGACGCCCGCGCGAGCATGAAGGGCACGGTGTACGGGGTGTCGTTTAACCGTGGCACCAAGGCCATCGCCGCCGCGCTGAAAATCCCGATGTCCGAGGCCCAGAAGCTGGTGGACGCCTTTATCCGTCCCGGCTCTGAGTTCAGCAAGTGGCGGGAGATGATTATCGACAAGGCCGTCAGCGGCGGGTCCATCGTGACCAAGTTCGGCCGCCACTTCCAGTCCGAACTGGTCACCCGGAAGAACCGGCACCTGGTCATCAACTCGGCGCTGGCCTTCACCTCCCAGTCCACCGGCAACGACATCTGCCTGCTGGCCACGCTGGAGGCCACACCCCAGCTGGAGAATTACCAGGCCCACCTCATGGGCACCGTGCACGACGCCATCTACACCTCCGGCCCGGAAGCCAACAAGGACGTCATCGGCAAACTGCTGACCGACTGCCTGGCGTGGGCCGGGCGGCAGGTTTACGGTGACGTCGTGCCGTTCGCCGCAGCCTGGGGCTACGGACCCACCATGGCTGACGTCTAGAAAGACCTTGACACTACTTATGTAGGGCTGTAGATTCCGTTTTACGAGCTACAGCCATACATTCACATCTACACAGGAGCGCACCATGGGAAAACTGGCAGCAATCACACTCGCCGGAGCACTGCTACTGGCAGGGTGCTCGGCCCCCGAGCCTCCCATCGACAAGGATGCCGTCTATCTGAAGCTGGTCCACGAGAAGACCGGCAGCACGTCCAGCGACTCCGACCTGGTGGACATGGCCAAAGGTGCCTGCGGGCAGTTGAAGGACGGGCGCACCATGAAAGACCTGCAAAACGATGTCGCCGCCACCGGGTTGACCCAGACCTCGAAGCTTGAACTGGCCCGGATCGTCGGGTTCGGCGTCGGTGTCTACTGCCCGGAGTTCCTGTGAGAATTCTCTGGCTGGACCCCGGAGCGAAGACGGGCGTGTGCCTCCTCGATACTGAGCACTTCGAGGACATCCATCTGGAAATTATCCCCGACGGGCTGAAAGGGCTGCAGGCCTGGTACGAGAAGACCCGTAGGCTCTCCGGACTGCACCTCGACGTCATTGGCTGCGAGTCCTTCGAGCTGGAGGAGGGCACACACGGGATCGACTATGAAAGCCCGCTGGCCATCATCCACTGGCTCCAAGAAGGCGGGATGTCCGACAACTACTTCGCACCCATCGTGTGGCAGCGCCGGATGCAGCGCGGCAATAACACCGTGGCCTCTGTCGCTGTCCTGAAGCGTGCCGGCCTGTACCCGAAGCGGGGGGAGCTGAAGGAGGGGCACCAGGTGGCGGCCCTGCAGCATCTGCTGTCCTACCTGATGAGGACCGGCCACCTGAAAACCATCGAACTGCTGCACCCAAGGGAGCTGGAATGAGCACACACGAACGCGACGAGACCTTCCACTGCGAGAACGTCTGCCACTTCGGCGGCTGTTCCGGGCACGAGTCAAAGCTGATTCTGCAGGACACCGCCGACGTCTTCAGCTACTACGTGGACGGTGAGCGGAAATGGTCCATGGGGCTCGATGAGATGCAGAAGCTGTACGAGATGATCGTGGGATTGGACTACCTGGAATGACTGTGTAAGGCTGGGGACGTCCACCCCTAGGGACACAGAAAGGCCCCTCACACCTGAGCGGTGAGGGGCCTTTCTTTTTAAGCGTCCTGGAGGTCCAGGGTGTACTGGTTCGGGTCCACGTAGAGCGGGTCGTGCTCGGGGATGTAGTTGTTCTTCGGCTCCACCTCATGGAAGTCCGGCAACTTGTTCTTGAACCTGTTGTTGTAGAGCCGGTGGATCGCCTCGGCGGAATTGGCTCCGAGGGAACTGCCCTTGATCTTGGCATCGCGCAGCGTGCGCGCCTGAATGGCCAGCTGCCGGGGGGCGATGCCCTCCAGCACGTAGATGAGCCGGTCATAGTCGATCCTGGAGCCGAAGGTGGCGATGAAAACACCGAGGCCTTCGAGCATCACCTTTGAGTACGTCATCCGGTCCCCCTGGGAGCCGTAAGCCCTGTGCAGCGTCCTGATGACCTTATCCACCAGCTCCGGGTACTCGCCCTCCGGGCGGACACCCGCTCCGGCGTAGACCTTCTCCAGGGTGTTGATTGCGGAGATGACTCCGAGGGAGGCGTTGTTGGCCCAGTCCACATGCAGGCCGTAGGCCTTCAGGACATTGTTGATGTTGACGGCAGACTGGTCTCCCATCGTGACGCGGACCTTGAAGCGGTCAATCGCCTGGACCGCCCGGCTGAAATTGAGTGCCAGAAAAAGCTCCGCTTCTTCCTTCAGTGTCAAGTCATAGAAGACCTTTGTGTCGAGCAGTCCGGGGTAGTCGCACTTCCGCGCAGCCGACATCCGGTGGCCTCCGTCGATCACGTAAAGATGGCCGTCTTCCCGTTTTGAGGCGTTGATAATGCCCAGGGCGTGAGGCTTGAAATCCGCTGCCATCTCATCGACGCGCTGCTCATTGAGTTGGCGCTGGACTTTCAGGTCAATGCTGAACTCTTTCGCACTGAGCTGCATCAGCTCAGATCGCCTTTCCAGCAGGTTGATCTTGGGTTTCTTCTCGGTCATGCTAAAGCTCCTCGATTGTGTAGAGGCGGTAACTGTCTAAGTGAGCCTAATACAGCAAGGCAGCTTTCTTGCACATCCGGCGCTGTAAAACTTGAGCAAATCTTGAGCAAATGGGACTAGAGTCCCGTCACTTCCCTAAAATGCGTCTGCCGCCAAGTCTCCACCGAGTCGTCCCGGACGGCGTTCCGGCCGTAGGTCTTGCGCAGGGCACGGGTCAGGCCGGCGGCCGGAATGTTCGGGTTCGCCAGGGCGTGCTGCAGGACGTCGAGATCCTCGGAGAACTCCAATTCCTTCAGGAGTTTGTCGATGGGGTGCTTTTCCGGCTGGCTGGTATTGGCGGCTAGCGCATTCTTCAGTCTCATTTCACTCCCTGCGCGCGTGCGCCTGATCGTCCGTCGTCTTCGGGTGCCCGCATCTCATCACATGCGGCGCACTCCCCGGGCTCGCGCAGCCAGCTGGTGATATGCCAGTGGCGCGGTTCGCGCGGCTGCGGTGTCACCATGGCCACCACAGCCCTACCACTATCCCGGCCACGACGGCGGCGAGGGGCAAGATCCCTCTGAGCTTCATTTCTCCGCTCCTTCCGGGCAGCAGCTGAGAAAGCGGATCTGCCACGGGTCCAGGTCATAGTCCTTGGCCAGGGCCTCCAGCAGCGGGATGGGGATGTTGGCCGGTTCAGGCCGTGAGGGTGGGGTCTGGATCGACATTCGGGGCCTTCTTCAGTCGGAGCAGGTAGGAGCCGAACGCGGTCAGCACGGACTTGACCACCAGCAGGCCCAGGCCCACCCAGAACGCCTGCGCGGTGATCTCCACCGAGTTGAGCAGTTCGAGCAGGCCCGCGCCGATGAGCAGCAGGGCGTCCGCGCCGAACGCGGTGTAGAGGGTGCGGGCGGCGCGGTTGATCGCGTCCGCCTTGACGGACTGCGGGGGAGAGGTGATCGCCATGGTGGGCCTTCCTTACTTCTTGATGATGAGACGGTTGCCGATGTAGATGGTGGCGTCCGGGCCGGGCAGCCCGTTCAGCCGGGCCAGGTACGCGGGGTCGAGCCCGTAGTAACGGGCCACGGAGCGGATCGTGTCCGGGCCTTCGATGACCCAGACCAGCGGACCCGGAATCCAGATCTTCTGCCCCGGGGTGAGCTGGTTGGGGTTGATGTTGTTGTAGGCCGCGATCTGCGCCACGGACGGCCCGTTGTAGTATTTCTGGATCTTGCCCAGCGTGTCGCCCTTGGACACCACCCAGTGCAGGTCCGAGGCGGGGTACACCTTGGGCTTCTGGACGGCGGGCTTAGGCTTGGTGGCCGGTGTGCTCGATGCCGGCACCACCACGGGCTTGGCCTGCTTTGCGGCAACGATCTGCTTGGCGCGGGACACCAGCCACGGGATGTGCTGCTCCCACACCCCGGGGCACTGCGTGGAGGTGAACCTCTTGTGCGGGTAGGCGACAAGGGGCACACCGTTGAGGATGTGCTGGTCCGCCATCAGCTCGGCCACGGTCTCCCGGTCGGCGGCCGTACAGCGCGGATTACATTCGATGGACACCAGGTTCAGGTTTCCCCATCCGGCACCGCCGTCACCCTGCGCCCACGCGACGTTCCTGGGACTGACAAGGCAGGCAACGGTCCCGGCCTCGGCAACAAAGTTCACCGATGCGGACTCCTGCCTGCCCCGTTCGAGCAGCACGTTGACGATCCCCAGGAACGTCGGCTGCTGGGCAGGATCACCCCACCAATGGATTGCGAAACCCTTCGGCACCATGGCAGGCCCGACGAACGTGCTGCTGTACTGTTCAAGCAGTTTGTAGGTCATGCGTTCTTCCCCTTGCAATAGGTCACGGCCGGCCGCCCGGCGGAGTCTCCTCGACGTGCGTGTTGGCCGAGGGATGGCCGGAGATCCGGACACCTGATGGCGGCCGGGGGATCAGGTTGATGCCGCCCAGATCCCGGATGATCCGGATGAGGGCGTAGATGAAGTCCAGGAGCACGTTGCGTTCCTGCCGGTAGCCTTCGAGGCGGTTGTCCAGTTCCTCGACCTTCGCGCCGAGTTCCTTGATCTGTTTGTCACGGCTGGCGAGCATGTCCTCGAAGCGCTGCAGCAGCTTTTCGTCGGCCTCGATGTCCAGCCTGCGGTCCTCGCGGTTGTCCGCCGGGGTGCGGACCTTTTTGGACCAGATGTAGGTGATGAGGGCCGTCAGGACCGAGGCCGTCAGGGTCAAGGCCCCGAGCAGCAGCGGAAGCGGCAAGGGCAGGACGGCCTCGACCGCCTCAAACGGCACTTCAGGCCTCATCGGGACCGTCCTCCATGTAGTGATAAAGGGCCGCGCGGTTCTTGTCGGCCATCCGGATCATGACCATGCGGGCACGGACGGCCAGGCAAATCACCACCGCGAACATCACGGCCACGGCCCGCTGCTGGCCCGTGATAATCCACAGCCCAGCCATGAGGGAAGCGAACACCGCCGGACCTGCGAACAGCAGCCACAGGCCGAACATCTCGACGCGGAACCCCCTGCGCCGGTTCTGCGCGCCCATGATGAGGCCGGTAAGGCTGATCCAGAACCCAAGAATCGTGACGGCACACCAAAGCACCAGGAAAAAGACGGTGGTGTTGTCCCGGACGGACGGAAGCTGCACCAGAGGGACCATGAGCAGAATCCCGAGGGATGCCTTGAACTGGATGAACGCCCTATCGACGGGACTCAGCGCCGAAAGTGCCCGGTGCACGCCTCTCAGGGCTCCCCGGACCCGGCTATCCGAAGCATTACTGCCATCAGGAATCGCCATTTATTATTTCCCCCTTGCAGCAGACTTCACTAAACACAAGTCTACAGGGGTGGGGTTAGGCGGTGGCGTACATCAGGGTCACCCGGAGGTTGGCTCCCCGCATGTGCACAGTGTCCGAGCGCCCGGCACCAACCCGGAGCCGCCCGTAGATGGTGTCCCCGACATCAAGCATCTGCGCCGAGGTAATGGTGGCGTTGGAGAAGGCCTCGGGGTCCGACACAAAGGGCTGGGACACATCGGCCACGTTCCCGAGCCAGAGCGACAGGTCGATGGGCACGGTGTCCCCGAAGTCCGCCGTCGCGGTCAGCACGATCAGGTAAAGGCCCGGCCGCTTGACCTTCACCACGCCGCCCGCGAGGTCCATGTTGGTGACGTAGTTCCGGTAGCCGGTCCTCTGGACCGGCAGGATGATGCCCGTATCCGCGATGGTGCCCGCCCCGGTGATGCTGAACGACCCGCCCAGGGTGGAGGCGGACACGCCTGCGCGGGCCTCCTGCCGGGCCATGCGCACGCCGAGGCCCTGGCTGATGGACTCGGCCATCATGGGGGACCAGACATCGGCTTCGAGGGTGTCATCCTCATCCGGTGTCCAGATGCCGTCTGCGTTTACGTTTCCCATGGGAGCGTCCTATTCTGCTGCGGTAATGTTGATGTCAGCCGAGGGGTAGACCCCGGATTCCCCCAGCGCTGAGATGGAATTGAACTCGCTGACAAAGGCGTCCGCCGGGATGGTGAGCCGGGCATCGAAGGTGCCGTCCGACTCGGCGTTGATGGTGTTCAGCATGTCCCCGCCGACGTACAGGTCCACGGTCTCGCCGGGGGTAAAGCTCTGGCCGATGACCTGCACCACGGAGCCGATGGGCGCGGTGGAGGGCACCTGAATCCTGCGGTTCTGGACGGCCGTGGAGGTGGAGGCGTCCGGCTCTCCGGTCCAGGAGTAGCTGTAGTCGGGGTCGTCAGGGGTTGCGCCGTTCCAGCTCCCCAGCGTCCAGTTCATCATGTCCCCGGACACCAGCAGGTCATCGACGTAAATGGTGGCCGAGCCGAGCGAGGGCAGCGTGACGCCAAGCGCCAGTGCGGTGTCCAGCTGCGGGCCGTAAAAGCCGTCGTCGCCGCCCGAGCCTGTGACCTGCAGCTGCTGCCACACACCCGGCTCCAGGTACACCCGGTCCTGGTAGTTGGTCTGCCGGTAGCCGTCGTAAACAAAGTCAAAGTAGGCATCGACGGCGATGCCCGTGTCATAGGTCATCACCCAGACGCGGTACGTGTGGGCCGTTAGGAGGTTGCCGAACGACATGATGGTGACGCCGGACTCGGGGATGATGGTGACACCGTTGTAGTAATCGACCCTCATGCAGCTGCCGCCCCCGCGCCCGCCCGAGGACAGGCTGGCGACGGCGGTGGACGGGACGTTGTTCCGGGAGTCATCCCACGCCCAGTTGCCGGTGCTGTTCTCGAAGCGCGGGTCGGTGATGACGTTGGTGTACGTCCGGAACCAGCCCCAGGTGTCTGCCGGGAGGAAGCCAGCCTCCGGATCGGGCACGTAGTAGGAGGCCGGATCGCCCAGCGGGAACTCCTTGGGCAGCTGCACGGTGTCATGGGCGCGGGCCACCCATTTGCCGCGCTTGCCGTCGAACGTGAGCAGATCCCCGTCCTGCGCGTCCCGGATGTCCAGATCCTGCAGGGAGGGCAGCTTCAGCTGCACCGGGTTGTCCACCGACGGCGTAGCGCCCGTGTAAAGCCCGCGTCCGGGGTTGGCGATGTCCAGGCCGAAGTCGCTGCAGATCCGGCGCGCCATTTCCTGCAGCTGCGCCAGGGTCTCCAGCGCCTTGCTGACCTCGCGCGCCCAGTCGTTTGCGCCTCCGGGCAGGCCCATGTTGTTCTGGCCCATTAGATGCTCCTCAACGGTTTGATGTTGAACTGCCGGATGCTCTGGCCCCGGTGCCGGGCCTTCTCATCAGCGAGGGTGGCCCCGGCCGGGTAGGTCTTCTTGTACTCACCCAGCGTGGTGTGCGGCACGGCGCGGCCGGAGACCTGCATGGAGGTCTGGGAGGCCTCCATGATCCTGAAGTTCCGCTCCCCGTCGGTGAACAGCGCACCGGCCGGATACTGCCCGAACACGGTGGCCGCGCCGAAGTCGGCGGGCAGCTCGTACTGGACGTCGGCCACGGCCGAGCTGTACTCATGCGCCATCCGGGCCGCGACGTCGAAGACCTCACGCGCGCCGGAGACGAACGGGGAGGTGAACACGGAATCGAAGCCCTGCCGCGCGCGGGTCGCGCCCGTGTTGATGTGGACCTCCTTGGGGTCATTGATGACACCGGAGCCGGAGATGTACAGGGCCGGGCGGTCGGCCGCGCCCTCGGAGATCCGGTACGGGGCGCGCACGGAGTCCACGTCGGGGGCGGTGATCTTCAGGGAGATCTCGCCCTGCTTCTCGGTCAGGGAGACCTCGACCTTGCCGCCGTGATCCAGCCACCACTGCGGGGCGATGATGTAGCCGTCCGCCCCCGTGACGACGTACTGGCCGCCGCCCGCGGTGTACGGGAACGGGGTGATGCCGCCCACCGGCACCGGGTTGGCCACGGAGATGATAGAGTGCGCGGTCTGCACGGTGGTCTCGAAGACCTCGCGGGTGTTCAGCTGGTACACGGAATCCGCGCGCCACAGCACGCCCTGGTCATTGCTGACGGCCTTGGACTGGTTGTCGGTCACGGCCACCTGCTTGAACTTCTCGCGCCGCTCGGCGGTCTTGATGAGCCGGGAGAACTTGGTCCCGGTCACCACGTTGGACTGGCGCGGGCCGACATGCACGCGGCCGTCCTTGAACTGGATGTCCAGCCGGGCGATGGAGCAGAACTCGTTGAGCATCTTCCACACGTTGCCCTGGAAGCCGGAGACAAACGGGTAGTCCCGGGTGGTCTGGGCGAGCACCTTTTGCACGGCCGGGAGGCCCCTGGGGTGCCCGTCGGCCACGGACAGGTAGGTGCCCCAGCGCAGCATCTGGTCCCCGAAGCCGCCGTCGGACCTGTGGTCCACCGCGCGCAGCTGCAGGACGCCGGGCAGGGCGTAGGCGGTGCCCGTGGCCGTGCCGTCGTGCAGCAGGGTGCCGGAACCGTTGAGGTCATCGCTGTGCACGGTCAGCTTGGCGGCCACGGCGGTGCCGGAGACGCGCTCGATGGAGAGGGTGAAGCGGTACTCGCCGTCCTCGGCCGGGAGTGTGGCCGTGGCCAGCACGGCGGAGCCCAGCGTGGCCGTGACCGCCCCGTCCGAGGTCACGGTGATGCCCGCGACGTGGACGGTGTTGGTGGGGGACTCCAGGTTCCACAGCACCGAGGCGGTGCGGTCGAAGCCGCGCAGCGCGATGCCTGCGGACAGGATCAGCTTCTTGCCCAGCTGGAGCATGACGGGCACACGGGCTGCGGTGTTCTCGTACATGGCCGCGACGGAGAGGGTGTCAGCGCCGAAGCTGCGCACCGAGCGGCCGTTGAGCAGCACGGGAGCGGCGGCACCGTAGATCTTGTCGTAGAAGCGGTGCGGGTTCTCGGCCGCGAAGCCGATGGTGTGCCCGAAGCCGGAGGCGTAGTAGGCGCAGTCGCCGGGCACCGCGTCGTAGAACACCCCGGCCTGCTGGGTCCAGTAGTCGATGGCGCGGGCCGCCGTCCAGCGCTGTTCGGAGTCGATGAGGGGGGCCAGGTGCAGGTCTTTGTTGGTCAGCGTGAGCAGGGTGTCCACGGACAGACTCACGGCGTCGGAGCCTCCGGTGACTTCCAGCCGGACCACTTCGCCCGTGTAGGAGCCGATGGCCGGGTTGGTGATCTCCAGATCCTGCCCCAGCACGTACTCCGGGTCCACGCCCCGGGTGTAGCTCGGGGACACCGAGGGCGCGGAGCCGGAGCCCTCGGCGGGGTTCAGCGGGACGGCGGAGTTGAACACGCTGTAGCCGATGAGCTTGCCCAGCGGGGCGCGGTCCAGGGGGGGCGGGACCGGCGTGTAGAGCAGGTCCGCGAGCAGGACGCCCTCGGAGCCGAAGGCGGCGCTGATCCGCCGGTAGTTGAAAAAGCCGGAATCCAGCGAGCCCTCGCCGGAGAACCCGGCCGCGATCTGCCGCAACGTGGCCTGCAGCGTGCCCGCTCCGCTGAAGGCCGAGGTGATGGTGCCTACAATCTTGCCGGTCAGCGTGCCCGCGCCGCTGAAGTCCGCCGTGATCCTTTGGTAGTCACTCAGGCGCGCCGTAAGGCTGCCCGCGCCGGCGAAGTCGGCGGGAACTTTCCGGAACCCGGTCAGGGAGGTGGTCAGCGTTCCCGCGCCGTCGAAGTTGACCTCGATGCCGAAGGTCGGCAGCCACCGCTCTGCCGAGTCGATGACGGCGGTGCCGCCAGCCCACGGCGTCGTCATGGGACTACACCGCTACGGCGAAGGGCACGGCCACAATGATGGAGCGGGTGATGGCACCGTTGTTCGCCACCGAGCCGAACGGTCCCCACGCGACGCTGGTGCCGTCGCCCTTGTTCACCGCCACCAGCTTGTAGACGATGCCGCCGTAGCTGACCTTCGTGCCCACCGGGTCGGGGAAGTCGGTGACCGGGGAGGGCGACGTGGTGCCGCAGTAGAAGAAGGTGGACAGCCTGCCCCGGATGCCCTCCGCCTCGCTGACCATGACGTAGGGGAACAGGTAGGTGTTGCCGTCGATGGTGCAGGTGCGGTTCATCGTCACCACGTCGGTGGTGTAGATCGTCGGCCAGTCCAGTGAGGCGAGGCGGCCCGGCTGCCAGGACGCGGTGTTGGCGAAGTCCCGGCTGACCGCGACCTGGTGGCTGTTGGCGACCGATACCGCCGGGGTGGACGCACCGTTGGTGGAGCCCGAGATGCCGATCACGGCACCTGTGGTGTCGGCGGCATGGTAGGGAACCAGGTCGCAGACGGCGAAGTAGTTCTTGATCGAGCCGTAGGTGGTGGATGTGGGGCCGGTCTCGAACGGGCGGGGGCCTTCAATGGCGAAAAAGAGATGGTTCTTGCCGACGCTGAGGGTGACGTGGAGCGGAACGGTCATCACCGCTCCTGAGGTCTTCCAGTACAGCCAGTAGTTCTTGCTGTCGGTGTGCCCCCCGGGTGCGGTGCCGGCGTACGCCCGGTAGGTGGTGGTGCCGATGTAGGCACCACTGAGGCCGCCGCCTTCGAGGTCAACGATGAGGTCCACGCCCCGGTCGGACGTTGATTTCAGCACCGTGTTGCGGGTGCGGAAGGTGCTGCCGGAGGCGAAGATGACACCCCAGGTGCCGACGACGGTGAGGACGTTGCCTGCGATGGAGCTGACCTGATAGAGGGCATCTGAGGTGCCGGGGTTCACCACGATCCACTGGCCCGCCACAAAACCGGCGGCGCTGGTTAGCGTGACGGTGGACTGCGCGGCCACAGTCGCGCCTGTGGAGGTGGTGGACACAGCGACGACACCCTGGTCGGTCCAGTGCGTGTTGGCCAGGATCTTCGTTTTCAGCGCGGCGATCAACGTCGCCGGAGTGGAATCGAATTCCTCGTAGGTAATAGTCATTTCAGGCTCCAGTCGCCGTGTCTTGAATCTTGGTGTCCCGGCCCCGATAACCAAAGGCAGGCGAAATGAAAGCAGCGCCGTCGCTAAATGTCAGGGCATTTGTCTGCAGCCCGCCGGTCAGGTCTGGTTCGGAAATTACCGGTGCGTCAGTGCCCAGTAAATTGTCGATCCGAACCTGGTTCGTGCTTTGCCGGACCCCGTGCAAATGACTGGTGATCGGGGCATCCAAAAGCCAGCGGAACACCAGCACGCCATCGACGTAGGCCCGGACAATCCCGTCCTTGTAATGGGCCTTGCAGACGGACGAATTGATAGTTGGCGGTTTCACGCTGGAGGCGTACAACGTCACACTGCCGCCCGTGGTCACCCGGACCAGCGACACCGCGTTGTTGCCGACGAAACTTACATAGTAGTAGTCCGTGCCGCCCACATAGCCCAGGACGACACTGGCGATGATGCCGTTGATGTTCACGGCCAGGAAGCTGATCTCGACGTCTGCGGTTCCCAGATCGTAGGTCGCAACCATCGGCCCGGTGGGGGCGTACATCTGGTTTCCTGATATGCCGCCGACACCTGTCTGCACCACCGGAGACGGCCCGGTCTGGGGCGCGCCGATGACCGAGGCGTTGTCGGCCCGGTTGAAGTTGTCGCTGAGGAGGGTCGCCACGGGCTAGACCTGCGTGTAGGAAAAATTGACGGTCACCGTGTCCTGGACAGGGACGGTCACGGTGGCCACGGTCTTGCCGTCTACGTAGTTACCGGCGGTGGCGGCATCATGCAGGCCGGTGCCCACAATGTCCGTGCCTGCCGGGATGTCAAAGACCGCCGAGGCGGTGATGACACCGGCAGTGGGCGCGCTCCAAGTCAGGGGTTTGCGGGCGAACGCGGGGGTGCCACCGGAGGGCTCGGTACCGGCAGTCGCGCCCGGGGCCGTGGTGTAAACCGTGCCGTGCGTGGCCTGTGCGCCGTACTCAGTGGCCAGTGCATTCTTGGTAAAAGTAGAGGCAATAGTCACGTTGTTCTCCCGGAATTCTTATTCGACTTCAATTACATCGAGCGACAAACCAATCCTATCAAAACGCTTTGTTTGGATAACGCCGGACAAATCACTGGAGAATTTCACCGCGCCGACGCCGAGGCCGGGCAGCCGCGTGCTATTTCCGGAAATTCCGGTGACATTGATGTGGTCCAAAGTAAGGGTCGAATCGGCCGGGCAGTACAATTCCAGCTTCATCGCGGAATAGGTGTTGGCCGTCCCGTCGGCGGCGGAAATCAGGACGCTTTGTCCCGGCGTTGGGGACGGCACATAATTCACCGGGTCCGTCCAGTTGCCCGTGGCCTTTTCGCGCAGCGAGACCCGCAGCGCAGCCGTCCCGCTCCGTGTGCCCCACAGGTGCAGGTACGCCGGGGTGTCGGGCACACAGGGCAGGATCTCGGAGATGCCCTCGGCCGGGAACCGCCCCTGGGTGTTGGAGAACGTGACCGCCTGGCCGGCGAGGGCCGCGCTGGAGGTCTGCACCTCGGGCGCGCCCCAGCTGCCGGTGACGTAAGCGAGCATGTAGGCGGTGGCCCAGCGGGTGGGCAGGATGTTCCCGGCCGTGTAGTTGAACTCGGTCAGGTAGAACGGGCCGGGGCCGTAGACGCCCGTGTAGAGGTCCACGATGTTCTGCAGGCCCGCCGTGCCGCCCTTGTAGTTCAGCGAGTAGGACCGGAACGGGGTGGGCGCGGTGTAGACGTGCCGCCCGCCGGAGAGCAGGCTGGTGGTCTCGACGTCGCGGGCCTGGTTCCAGTTCATCCCGGTCTGCGGCCAGGGCACTTCGAGCATGTGGTCCAGCGGGCCGAACAGCATGGTCTTGGCGGTCATCGGTTGCGTCCTTCTGCTGCGAGCTGGCGGTTGCCGTCGTTGACGGAGGTGGCGAGTTCCCGGCTGTCGGCGTAGAGCCGGATCTCCTGCTTCAGCGAGGCGAGGAAGCTCAGCGTCTCGGCGTCCAGGCCCACGATGGAGGGCATGCCGTAGCCGGTGCCGGAGGCCCCGGACGGGGAGCCGCCGAGGTTGAACTTGGGCAGCGACAGTGTGCGGATCGCCTCCATGAAGTCCGGGCCGTAGTAGTCCACGGCCTCCTCGGGCTGGATGAACTCCCGGCTGCGGACCTTGATGAGGCCCTTGCCGTCCACCTGGGCCATCATGTTGTCCGCACGCGGGTTCTGCGGGGGCCTGCCGGGGACCAGGCCGCCGGAGGCGAACGCCCGGACCTGCCCGCCCCGGTTGTACAGCCTCTGGCCGGTGTCCTTGCCATCGACGCTGACGCGGTAGACCTGCTGGCCGCCGTTCTTTTCGTCCGCGCCGAGGAAGTAGCCCGGAATCTTTTCGACCGTGCCGGTCTTCACGTCCACGGTGATGCTCCCGTGCCGGGGCGTGGTGAGGCCATCGAAAAGTGCGCCGAGGGCTTCAAGCTTGCCGGTGGCCTCCTCGGTGTCGGCCTCGACTTTGGTGGGCTTCAGGAAGGGCACACGGTTCACGACGCCGATGTAGCGTTCCATGCTGCCCTGCATCCCGGCCACGGCACCCATGTTCAGGCCCATCTGACCGACGTCGGTCTGGAACTGGGCGGTCAGCTGGGCGGCCTTGGCCCGGACCTGATCCACGGATGCGCCCGTGTTGGCGTAGGCCACCACCATGTCGATCATCTTGGTCTCCAGGTCGCGCAGCGCGGCCCGGTTGTCGATGGCCGCCTGGGAGAAGCCGGTGAGCTTGCCGATGCCGTCGGCCAGTTCGCGCGACTGCTTGTTGGTCGCGTCGATGTCCTTCTGCTTCGCGGCGGCGGCGTCCAGCGCGGTCTGGGCCTGGTTGCCGTAGTCCATGGCCCGGTCGGTCTCGCCGTATTTGAGCGAGATGCGCTGCTCGATCTTGGCCTTGTTGGCGTCGATCAGATCCTTGTTCCGCTCGTTGTTGAGTTCCTTGACCTTCTCCTTCATGTCGGAGAGCTGCTGCAGCTCCTCCTCGTGCTTCTTGGTGATTGCGTTCAGCGCGGAGTGGTAGGCGTCGGTGGCCGAGACCATGCCGTACTGCTTGTCGAACGCGGACATCAGGCCGGTCTTCAGCCGGTTCGCGTAATCGTTGATCTTGGACGTGGCCTCATCAATGCCGTCGCCCATGTCCTGCCAGACTTCTTCGTTTTTCTTCCTGGCCTTCTCGGCCGCGTCCTGGACCTTCTTGTAGCCGTCGGCCACCGCGTCCAGGTTCAGGCCCGGCATGGCCAGGTCGGCCTCCTGCTTGGTCTTGACCTGCTTGGGTGCAGCAACGGTGGTGGAGACCATGCCGGGGCGCGTGCTGGTGGGGCCGTTGCCGTACCAGTCGCGCCCCAGCGCGAGGTTGGAGGAGCCCTTGAAAAAGCCTCCCGCCTGGTTGTCGCCGCCCGTCCTGAAGGCGTAATCGTATTCTTTCTGCAGCTGGGCCAGTTCCTGCTTGGCGTAGGTGGAGAAGTTCTTCACGTTGGCGATGGCGGCTGTGGTGTCCGCGTTGACGTCGGCGGTGTAAGTGTCGTCGGTGATGGAGACGATGAGCTTCTGGAGCTGCTTGCCCTTCTCGGAGGCAGGATCGGTCAGAGCATTGACCACCACGTTGTAGTCCCAGCCGGTGATGGTTGCCAGGTATGAGGCCAGCCGCAGGACTTCGGTCTTGGCCTCCGAGGAGTCCGCGCCGACTTTCAGCGTCGGCGCGACCTGATCGAGGAGGATCTGCGCGGCGGTACGGGTGTCCCTGGCCACGGCAGTGACCTGCGTGGGGTCGGTTTTCACCGGGATGGTGACCGGCCGGCCGCCGATGGCGGCCTCGAACACGGCCTTGGTCTGGTTGGCCATCGCAACGATGGGCGTGGGGTCGCCGCCCGTGGCGCGGATTTTGGCGATGAGCGCGTCCACAAACTGGGCGTAGCCCTGCGCGGCCTGCTGCGCGGTTGCCATGTCCTTGTCCATGAGGTTCTTGTAGTAGTCACGGGCGGACTGCAGGCCTTCTTCGAGGTTCTCGATGTTGGTGCGCCCGCCCTCGGAGCGGGTGTCGAAGGCCCCGGACTTGCCGAGCCCCTCACCGATTTTCGCCATGGAGCCCTGCAGCTTGGTCTCGGCGTTGAGAGTGCCGAAGATGGTGTCGTTCAGGGCCTTCAGGGCGTCATCCATTTTTTCGATGGCCGTCTTGGCGGTCTCGAAATCTTCCGGCAGATCTGCGGCGGCCGAGCCCGCCTTGGGCGCGGCGGCCTCGACGTCTTTCAGCCCTTCGGCGGCGGACTTTTCGCTTTCGGCCATTTCCTTGGCGACACGCCCCAGCCAGCCGTAGGCGTCCACCTTGCCCTTGTCGAAGCCGGCCTTGCCCTTCAGTTCATCCATTTTCGCCTGGAATTTGGCCGCTGACTCGGTGCCGCCGGACACGGCGTCCACGATGTCCTCGAAGGAGACCCCCACCGAGCGTGCCACCTCGGTCACGCTCTGGTTCAGCCTTTCAAAGCTGATGTCACCCTCGGAGATGGAGAGCTGGACCTTGCGCTCGTTCAGGGCCTTGGCTACCGCATATCGGCCGGACTCGGCTCCGGCCTGCATGGCCTCGGCAATGGTCTTCCCCGCCGCCTGGGCCTCCATGGAGGCGTTCAGGAAGCCGCCCGCCAGCACGGCCAGGGCACCGATGGCAATGCCGATGGGGCCTCCGGTCATGGCCAGCAGCCCGGAGGCGAATTTGCCTACCCGCGAGGTGCCCGTGCCCATGGCCCCGGCCGTGGCCACGGTGCTGGTGGCCAGTTGGGCGTTGGCTCCGGAGGCCGCCGTCGCAGCCGCCGAGTGCCGCCCCAGCGCTGCGCTGGAGGCGTTGGACTGGCCGGAGAGCAGTGTGAAGGTCCGGCCCAGTTCTTTGAGGACACCGGAGAGGGACATGGCCGAGACGACGGCGCGGTTGCCCGCCATCTGCTGGAAGCCGATCAGCCCGGCCAGGACGAACGCCTGCGCGGCCTTGAAGCCGAGGAACACGGCGGTCACGGCCGCGAAGCCCAGCAGGAGCGCGATCAGCCCGCCCACCAGCGGAACCTGGCGGATCAGGTCATCGAGCCCGTTGGCCAGCCCTGCCACGATGTCGATGACCGCCGCCAGGGGTGCCAGGGAGGCCCCGCCCACGGAATCCGCCAGGTTGGACCAGGCGTTGGCCAGCTTCTGCAGCTTGGCGATCACGGTGTCAAAGACCGGCTTGGCCATCTGGTCCAACGCGGTTCCCTCGGTGAAGCCCTTGTCGGCTGCCTTCATCGAAAGGGCCAGTGTGTCGTAGCCGACGGCGAGCTTGGTCAGCGCGGAGACGTCGCGGGAGGCCTTGATGCCCATCGCGTCGAACGCAGCCGTCTTCTCGGCGCTGGAGAGGCCATGCAGCCCCTCGATGACCCTGTTGAAGAACTCGGACGGGTCAGACTCCCACAGGGCCTTTGCCTGCTCGCCGGAGAGATTGCCGATGACTTTGCCGTAGGTCTCCAGTTCGGGGGCACCCTCGGCGGCGAGCCGGTTGATCTGGCCGAACACACGGGTCAGGGTGCCCCGGGCGAGTTCGGGCTGGACCCGCACCGAGGCAAGCGCGGCGGCCAGGCCGATGGTCTGCTCGGCGGTCATCCCGGCATTCGCGCCAAGGGAGCCGATCTGGTTCATCATCGAGGCAATTTCCGGATCGGTGGCCACCGTCTTGGCACCGACGTAGGCGATGGCCGAGCCCACCTTGTTGAAGAAATCCGGGATCGTCCTGTCCGGGTTGAAGCTGGATTCCAGGCGGCCGAACAGCTGGGCGGACTGGTCCGCGCCGATGCCGGTCACGGCCACGAACTTGGCGGCGGTCTCGGTAAAGGCCGAGAGCTGATCGTTGGCGATGCCCATCTGCGCGCCGAGTTGGGTGATCCGGGTCAGCTCCGCGAAGCCCACCGGGATGTCGCGGGCGATGTCCTTGATGGAGTTGCGCAGTTCCAGGCCGCCATTGGTCAGATCCTCGGTCACACGCAGCACCTGGGCGAAGTCGCGCTGATAGGCCATCGACACGGCGGCGGTGGCAGCCGGGACGGCCATGAGCGCGCCGGAGAGGATGCCGAGGGTGGCCCCGACGTCGTACATCATGTACCGGGTGTTGGACAGACTCTCGGTCATTCGCCGGTTCGCGTCGGCAGCGTTGGCGGTGGTACGGGCGGCACGTTCCTGGATGGCCGCGGTGCGGGCGTCGGCGGTAGCCCCCTGGGCCTTGGCCTGGTTCTTGCGGGCCTCGAACATCGCCGTCTTGGCGGCTTCCTGGTTGGCCTTGGCGTCGGCGGTGGTTTTGATCGCGGTGGCGCGGGCGGCGGAGACCATGTTGGCGGCTTCATCCTTGGCCGCCGCCGCGTTCTGCCGCCGCGCCGCCGCCAGCGCCGTCATCTTCCCGGCGGCCTCTGCGATATTCGTTTTGGATTCGTTGAGGGTCTTGTTGAAGTCCCGGAATTGCGCGGCGTTTTCCTTGACCTCCGCTTTGAGGTTGCGCAGGTTGTTTACCGCGTCCGCTGTGGAAATTTCCACCTTTGCGTCAAACGAGCCTGCCAAAATAACACCGCCAATTCCACCGGGTAATGAATCATCCCCAGTCTATCAATTGGTGGTTTTGTGCCCTGTAAATAGTAAATGCAGCCCCATCAATTGATAGGGCTGCATTTCAGGCGACGGCCGTTTGTTTTTCCTTTTCCCGCGCCGCTTTCAGCGCGGCCTTGCGCAGCTTCGCCGCATAGAAATCCGAGCGGCCCGGCAGCTCCTCGTGACCTTCGGCCGGGACGGCGCGCACCGTGTACCGTTCGCCGGGGCGGGGCTTGCGGTCCTTGCCCTGGTCATCAGCGTGCTTGCACGAGTAGCAGATGTGCAGATCTTCGGTGAAGCCGACGGCCGAGTCCTCCGAGTAGGCGTACCAGATGGGCACACCGCAGGAGGGGCATTTCTCCTCGGTCAGCACCTGCACCGCATGCGCGAGGGCGTAGTCCGCCGGGTGGTGCTCACGCGGGTCTTGGGCATTGCGGAGGATCGCGGACGGAGACCAGCCCCACGCCTGCGCCGTCTTCACCATCGCGACGTACTCGCGGTTGCGCGGCCAGGTCAGGGCTTCGACAAAAAATCCGCGTCCTGCTCGATGGCCCGGTTGAACAGGGTGTGCGCGAAGGACAGATCCTGCATCTTCAGCCGGAGCTTCTCGTACTCGGTCTCCAGCAGGATCTCGTGCAGGCCTTCGACGTCCGGGGCCTTCCAGACCTTGGAGTCCACCTCGCCCTTGGCGTTCTCCACTTTGACGATGGCGGCGGCGATGCACTCGAAGTTGACCAGGTTGTTCCGGGCCATGTTCCGCTCGAAGACCTCCAGCTCGTACTCCTCCTGGCCATCCTCATCCTGGGGGTAGTTCTTCCGGGCCGGGGGCTTGATGGCCTTGCGGCATTTCTTGTCGATCAGCTCGACCAGTTTGGGGGCCACGCCGCGCATGTGGAAGATCAGCGCCGTGGCGTTGACCTGCCCGATGAGCCGGGCCACCTTGGCTTCCGCCTCGCCGGCCTCCTGCTTTTTGGCCTCGGCTTCGGCGAGCTTGTCAGCGTAGCCTTCCGGTTCGGCAATGCTGGACTCCGCCTGCAGCATTGCCTCGGCCTCCTTGAATGCCCGCTCGGACTCCCAGCCGAGCCGGGCGGCCTCCTCGGCTTCGAGGTTCATGGTGTGCGCGAGGGCGGCGTTGATGCGCACCACCACCTTGTCGGCGGGGTAGGTCTGTCCCGACAGTGCCTGCTGGACGTCGAACGTTGCCGGGGATTTCAGTTCCTCGGCGGCGGCGACTGCGGCGTCAATGCTCATGTGTGCCCCTATAGGTCTGTAGCCCGGTAGATTTTTCTACCGGGCTACAGCTTACCAAACAGGGTTATGCGACTACCGTGCGGTTGAGGTAGAACTCGCCCTGCGCGCCGAACTCGATCTCGACGCGGTTGGGGGCACCCTTGTCGCCGTCCAGCTCGCGCACGAAATCGTTGATGAACCGGAACACGGAGACCTCCTGCCCGACGGCGTAGGCCACGGTCTTCTTGTGGCCGAAGCGCTTGACCAGCCAGCCCTCGACGCGGCCGTCCTTCCACAGCTCGAAGGCCGTGGTGAAGATGGTGGCGTTCTCGGGGGCGGCGTTGCTGCCGGAGCCGATGTCATCCTTGAAGATGGTCAGCAGACCCTCATAGTTGCCGATGGTGGGCGTTTCCCGGTTGCCGTCGTCACCGATGGTCTTGGAGTCGTCCGTGTCCGAGGCCGTGGCACCGAGCTTGTAGCCGGGCTCGATGGCGTCGGTGAGGTTGGTGGCCAGGTTCAGCTCGGACGCCTTGGGCGCACCGGGCGTGGTGAGTCCGGCAACCGGAACCCAGTCGATCCGGATGTTCGGGGGGAGCATTTTCGTCATGTCAGATCTCCTTAGACCAGAGCCTTGAACAGCGCCATGCTGGCCTGCTGCTTGAAGTCCACAGTGAACCGGACGGGGGCGGAGGCGTCATCGACGTCCTGCGGGTTGTCGGGGATGAACCGGAAGGAGGAAACCTCCTGGCCGGCCGCCGGGGCGACGTCACGGGTGTAGCCGACCCGGCGCACCAGGTAGCCCTCCTGCTGGGCCTCGGTGCCGTCCTTGAAGAAGTCCCAGGCCTTGGCGAAGTCGGTGGTGGTGGCCGCCAGGTCGCCTTCGCGGAACATCGTCAGCGAGCCCTCGTAATTGGGGAGCGTGAACGTGTCGGTGTTGGCGTTGTCGCAGATCGTGGAGGAGTTGTCCACGTCGGACTTGACCGGCCCGAGCTTGTAGCCCTGCTCGATGGCGCAGCTGATGTTCCGTGCGGCGGTCAGCAGCGCAGCCTGCGGTGCGTCAGGGTTGTACGTCGGATCTGTGACCCACCAAATGCTGGTGCGGCCCGACATCTGCTTTCCCATTTACTTGACCCCTTCTTCCATGGCGGCTGCTTTCGCAGCGGCTGCGGCTGCGGACTTCGGAGACGGAGTGCGGTACTCGCCGTACAGTTCCATTTCTTCCTTGCGCCGGAGTTCGATGATCTGAGCCTCCGACAGCTCCTTAAAAAGGTCCGGGTAGATGGTATCCACATACCGGCGAGGGACCGTGGAAACTTTCGCCGTTTTTGTGTGGAGAGTCGTTACAAAATCGCTGGCGGCCATGCAATTCTCCTAAAGTCTAATCACTCATTCAAGTTTAGCAGTTGGGCATTTCAGGGATTCATAATAAAGCGGAACGCCTGCGCCGCCGAATAACGCGCAGGGTCCGCCAATGTGGAACTCTCACCGATTCCGGCAAAGAATGCAGGACGAATTTCCCCGCAGTTTGTCGGCTCGAAGCCGAGCAGTTTCTTCAGGAGCGCCGCATTCACGGCGCGGGCGCTGGCCTTTGTGCTCGCCACGGAATGCCCGCTGAATTGCTGGAGATACCCGTCAAGTTCCGCCCCGGCAATTCCCTGGTTCCCGTTCGGGGCCTCGGTAATTCCGGTGAAATCCAACACAATGTAGGGACGGATCTGGGTGGAGCCGGGGATAAGTTTGGGCTGCCAGCCGTCGGGCACACCCCCTTCGAAGACGTCGGCTCCGGGCGTCTCCCGGGCGCGGGCCATGATCTGGTTGATGGTGGCGTTCGGGTCAATCACTGTGCCTTCAGTCCATTCAGGGTCAGGGTGCGGAGCATGGCGGTGTGCGCGGCCTGCAGTGCGTGCATCGGGGCGACGGTGACTGCACCCTTCGTGAAGCCCTCCTCTTGGAGCAGGAAGTAGCCTTCCTTGATGTTCAGCCAGCCCGCGCGCAGGGTGATGGTGTTGCCCCGGCGCTCGACCTTGGAGTCCAGGGACTGGTTCATCTTGAACGTCCAGTTGCGGTTTGGCTTGCCTGGGCGCAGCCCGGAGGGGGTGTTGTCGATGGTGTCGTGCGCCGCCTGCTCGCCGTCGATGGCCGCCGTCAGCGCCACGTCCTGGATGTCTTTGAGCAGGTGGTTCTCGTAGCCCCGGATCGCGCCCAGCAGCCCGTCGGTGACCTCCTTGTGGCCGATCAGCCCGGTCGCCGGCATCAGGAGCCCTGCTTGGCCGAGGTGCGGCAGACCAGGTTCATCACCCAGTCGAAGGAGGAGCCCGCGTCGCCGTGCACGTAGTAGATCTGCCCTTCCAGCGAGGGGTTGGCCGGGTTCTCCAGCACCACCACACGGTCCCCGGACTGGTAGTTCGGGGCGGTCTCGGGGGCCAGCTCGTTGTCCTCCGGCTCCAGCGGGATCTGCACCTCGATGACCTGGTTGTCGGCGGCGTCGAAGACGAAATCCCGGCGGGTCGGCCGGGCCACCTTCTCGATGGCCGCCCTGCCCTGGTACAGCGGCAGCACGTCGCCCTCGCTCACGGTCCCGGTCTCGGGGTCGTAGACGCCCTCGGTGCCGACGCGCTCGATTCGGACCCGGGAGAGGTGCAGGGACTTCGCCGTGGCCCGGTGGTGGGTGAGGAAGCGGGGGTGGATGGCGGAGCGGCTCAGCGCCACAGGATCACCTCGCCCCCGCCGTACTCAAAGAGATCCCACTGGGACACCGGGTCCTGGAAGTCCACGATCTCCACGGCAGACTCGGCGTCCAGTTCCTCGGCTTCCTGCCGGGCGCGGGCGCGCAGCGCGGCGGCGTGCAGCCGGATCGCGTTGGCCACGGACGCGCCGTCGGTCTGGACCGACTCGGAGCGCAGTTTCTTGGAGACGTAGGCCTCGTTGGTGGCCAGGACATCCAGCGCGTCGGCAGCCGCGTATTTGACGTTCGCGGCATTGATCGTCAAATAGCCGCCGATAAAACCGTCCGAGAAAATGTATTCCCCGCCGTGGTCCTGAATGGTATCCCCGATGAGAAGGCGCACCTGCCCGACGGGTGAATTGGGGTCTGCGGGAAAAACGTCTTCGGCCATAAAGCAATTCTACCAATTGGCAATTTCACAAAAACGGAGGCGGCCGACGGGGAGCAACCGTCGAACCGCCTCCGCTGCGCTACACACAACCACAGGAGCAAGATAATTCTATCAGCCCCGGAATTTAGTCAACAAAGCCGATGTGCACCGTTTCAGTGCGGGCGTAGAGTTCGCCGTCCTTGCCCATTTCGACCACCTTGTTGGTGCCGTTGAAGATGAAATTCTCCAGTTCCACGCCGTCATAGGTGACGGTCATGGACCGCGCCCGGTTGGGGTCAATTCCAAGCTGCCGGAATGAATCCATTAGCGCCGTGCGGGAAATCAATTCAGGGGTTTTTGTCATTGCTCGGTCCTGTCCGGCCGCGAGAAAGCCCCGCCGAGATGTTCTCATCGGCGGGGCTATCCTCGATCAGCCTGTTACGGGGTGTTGAACTGGCTCGGTGCCGCTGCCGCCTCGGTGCCCTTGGAGGCCAGGAGAGCCTGGCCGTTGAGGAACGCGCCGGAGACAACGTGCCTGATCCTGTACTCGATGGAATCGTTCAGCAGCGAGCCTTCCAGGCCCGGGACTTCCCCGCCGCCGATGTACTTGCCGGTGTCCGAGGAGATCCGCAGGTCCGGGCGTTCGTTGTTCTGCAGGAACGCCACGGCGAGGGACTTGCGGGTGCCGTCGAAGCCCTTGTCCGGCACCAGGTACCAGGTGGTGCCCGCGCTGGCGGACTGGTCGATTTCCTCCAGCCAGTCGCTGGAGGTCAGTGCGACGTCGGAGTTGGAGGTCTTGGCCTTGACCTCCGTGGTGTTGCCCGCGTTCCGGATGGTCAGTTCCTGGATGCCCAGGATGTACTCGGCCTGGTCCCGCATGGAGGTGGGGACGATGAGGCGGAACCTCGGGACGGAGACCTTGCGGCCGTTGACCCGGCGGGCGCGGATCGCCTTCTTGGCCAGCACCAGCGCGTCCAGGGACAGCTTGTATTCCTTGTTGAACAGTGTGCCGGTGGCGTTCAGGTTGCCGTTCTCGGTGCGGAACGTGGTGGCGTTGGGGCCGGTCTTGGAGACCAGGATGCCGTAGGCCTGGGTGTCCTCGGTGCGGGAGGCGTAACGGACCAGCTCGCCGGGGATCTGCGAGATGGTGTTCCACTCATCGTTGATAACCATCTCCCAGCCGAAGCCGAAGCGGGCACCTTTCTTGGAGAGCGCCACACCGGCAGCGGAGGTCGTGAACCCGAACATCGGGTACTCGGTGCCTTCAGGGATGTTCGGCAGCGAGCCGGGCATCGTCTCTTCGCCGCCGTTTTCAGTCAGCTGGATGTCGTCATCGAACAGCAGCTCGCGCAGGAACTGCGGGCGGAAGTCGGTGAACGTCAGCCGGGTGGCGAAATCCGTCCACGTCGGGGTCAGCTGGGCATACTGCGCCTGCAGCTTCTGCGTGGTGCCGATCTGGAATGCGGCGGCCAGGTCCGAGCTGGCGAAGGACTCGGTGATGTAGGCGGAGCCGTCCACCACCGCCTTGATGCGGCCCTGGGCGGCGCGGTCGCCTTCAAGAGCGGCACCGAAGATCTTTCCAGCTTCCTGGATGGTCTGAATACGCATTGGTGGGTGCCTTCCTTACGCGCCGTCAGCGACGATGCCGCCGTTGAGGATCTTGACGTTGACGGGGCCGAGCGCGGCACCCTTGGCACCGAGGGCAGCGCCGAACAGCTTGGTGCCGGCAGCTGCAGTAATCTGCAGGGAACTGTCGGAGGTCTTGATGTAGACCGGAGTGCCGTAGGCGGTGACTCCCGTGACATTCAGAATGGCCGAGCCCTTCAGGGCAGCGGAGGCAAAGCCGGGCTTGTTGCCGATGCCGCCGGAGGGCTGGGTCTGGGTCACGCCGTAGCCGACGTCGATGGTCTGCGTGGCAGAGCCTTCATCGGTCACGGTGACGGCATTCAGAATGCCCACGCGGACAGGGGAACCGGCGCGGGTGCCCGAAGGGACCGGAAGCGAAAGGTATTCCGCTTCCTTGAAAACAAAGTTCTTAGCCATTTGCCATAAGCCTTTCAGAGGTAGGACGTCCTACATCATTAATTCAATAATAGCGCATTTGCATTTGCGCCTAAGCGGGGAATAGGGCGGGGTATTCGCCTCGGACAATTGCTCGCTGGTAAATACCCCGCCCTTGCCGCACTGCCCCGAAAGACCGCCTGCAGCGGGCGAGATATGACCACCTCCCGGCTAGTCCCCGTAAATGGAAGCCCCGATGCTCTTTTTGGTTTCCTGGAGGTCCGATACCTCGTGGCCGGAGAAATTCCTTCCGGCTTCTTCGAGAATCGTCTTGGAATAGTCCTTTTCGGCGGTGACGGCTTCGGCCAGATCCTTGCCGAGCTTTACGGCGTCGAGCACACGGGCCTGGCCGGCGGGCGGAAGGCCGGACTCGGCCAGCTGCTTGGCGACGTCCAGCGGGTCAACCTCGGGGGCCTTGGCGGCTTCCTCGGCCTCCTTGCGGGCGGTCTCGGCAAGGTCCGCCTTCTCCTTGTCGTCCTTGTCGGCGCGCTCCACCAGCGTGGCCACGGCGGCGGCGGTCTGCTTGCTGGACTCCACGAGAGCGTCCAGGGCTGCGGCAAGTTCCTTGGGCAGTTCCATTTGTTCCTCTTTCTTATGGGACTCTGCGTCACTCTCGGAAGCAGAAATCTTGCGCTCGGATTCGAGCAGGGTGTCGAAGCCGCCACCGGCTCCGGGGGTGGTCACCACGTCAACGGAGTGCACGGCCGTGAACCGGGCCAGTTCCATGCCGTTGTCGCCTTCGGACATTTCGCCTTCGGCCCGGATCGACATTCCGATAACCCCGGCCTCGGCACGTTCCTTGATAAAGTCCTGGTGCTCGGAAAAGAATGTGGCCTTGGCATAAAGGTCTTTCCCGTCGTATTCCGCGTCCTCGGAAAGGTAGCCGATAATGTCGCGCACCCGGCGTTCCGGCTGGCTCCTTTTATCCTCGGCACTCGGGTGGTTCTCGTAAATCCGGATGCCGCTTCGGAAAAGGCCCTTGCCGGACTCCAGCGCCTCTTTCGGATACCAGGCCGAGGAGCCCTGCCGGTCGCCCTCAATAATCTTGATGCGCCACGATTTCCCGGTGAGCTGGTCAGGCGCAATTCGCCCCGCCTCGACAATTTGCTGCACGGACATAAAGGTGTCTCCAATCCTCGTTTACCAGTTTAGCAGTTTGGTATTTAGAGAATTGGAGACACAGGAGTAAATACTAAAGGGCGCTATTACCCGGTGACCGTCCATCCCTTCGCCGTGGCGATGGACCGGTTACAGGCCCCCGAGCCGGGGGTGCCGCTGATCGTGACGACCGCGCCGCCCAGCGCCGTGCCGAGGCTGGTGAACAGGGTGTTGAGGCGCGTCGCGTCCAAGTTGCTGTTCTGCACGCTGAAGCTGGCCCGCATTCCGCCCATCGTCAGGTTGGTCAGCCCCGAGCAACTCTGGAACACGCCGCTGGCGGACGTGACGTTGCCCAGACTCGTGAGGTTCGCGGTCGCGAAGGGGCTGCCGCAGTACGCGAACATCTCGAAGATGTCCGTGGCGGCAGGCAGGTCAAGCGTCGCGCTAGTCAGCAAGTGTGCACCGCCATTCGGCGAGAACGTGGACCGCAGGGTCTGCGCCGCGCTGAAATTCCACGGCGGCAGGGCGGTAATCTTCTTGACACCGAAGAATGCCCCGTTGAAGTTCGTCACGTTTGAGGTGTTCCATGCCGGGACGGTGGCCAGCAACGTGTCGTTCCTGAAAATGTCGATGAGCGAGGTGGCACTGGACGTGTCGATCATGGGCGCTTCGACCAGCGCTGGCAGGTCCTTAAACAGGCCGGTCAGCGAAGTCTGTCCGGCGGTGTTGAGGGGGAACGGAATCTTGTCGATCAAGTTGAGCAGGACCGTCTGCCCTGCCGTGGGCGTGCGGGTGGCGGCGGGTACGGCCTGAAATCCGCTTGCGGTCTTGATGTAGAAGGTCATGGCTCAGCCCGCCGTGTTGAAGAACAGGTCGTAGGTGGCGGCGTTCGCGGGCTGCACCGAGCCGATCCAGTAGACGGCGGCCACTCCGGAGGGCCGGGCAACGTTCGCGTCCGCGCCATGGCTCACGGTAACTATGACGTTCGACGGCGCAGTGCCTGCTGGACCTGCTGGCCCCGCCGCTCCGGTGGCTCCGGGACTTCCGGCAGGGCCAGCCGGGCCGGGGACGGTTGAGGCAGCCCCAGCAGGCCCCTGCGGTCCAGGTACAGTGGATGCGGCCCCGGCAGGCCCGGCAGGCCCGGCGGGGCCTGCCGGGCCTGGTGTGGCAACCAGTTCGGCTTTGATCTTCTCCAGCTTGCGGGCAATCATCAGGTCGGTGAATGCGTTGGACATTGGGTGTTCTCCTTCTAAACTTTCGCGCCGGAACGCCCGGCCCTGGTGGCGTCCGAACGGTAGGAGTTGTCCCCGTTGGAAGGGTTGTAGTTGTCCGGCTGCTCGGCGGCCTTGGCCTTCATCTCGGCGTCGGCCTTCGCCTGCTCGGCCTGTTTGGTCATCTGCAGGATCAGGTTGCCCAGTTGCTCCTCGGTGGGCACAGCGGAGTCCAGATCGAGGTCGAAGGCATGGATGAGCATGTCCCGGACCTCCTCGGCGGAGAACACGTTCAGCGCGGCGGCCTGGACAATGGACTGGATCTGCCGGTAGACGGCCTCCTCGCTGATCTTGGGGAACTTCACCTCGATGTCCATGCCGAAGTAGGTGAAGACCTGTTCGAAGAACGCCTTGTGCTCGGCCTGGCGTTCCTTGAAGATCTTCTCGTTGGTTCCGGTCAGGGTCTCGGCCGAGGCGCGGTTGGCTTCCCCGGCGTCGGCCGTCAGTTCGTTCAGCGGCACGTTCAGGCCGGCCGCGACGTACCCGGCCAGCGGGATGCCCGCCTTGAAGTCCACCGAGCCTCCCGTGCGGCCCAGCGCGGAGATGGTGGCCCCCTGCGAGGCGAGGAAGGTGGCCCCGACATGGTTGGGCTCGCCCGTGTGCGGGTCCAGCGTGGGGCTGGTGCCCACCTTGGCCGCCGCCGCCCTGACGGTGGAGGTGGCCGGGGCCGTGACCTTGAAGGCGTACCGGGCGTAGGACTTCACCAGCGAGGCCTGGGTCTCAAGGAACTCCTTGTGCGCCTTGGCCCAGCTCATGACCGAGAGCACGTCGGGGACGCCCCAGCGCCAGCCGGACTGCTTGTTGGGGTTGGACACCGCGATGGCGCTGGACCAGTCCACCGGCTTGCCTCGCCAGCGGCGCGGGCGGCCGTAGACCTCGGCGTCGTAGTCGGTGGCCGGGTAGTACACAGTGTTGTGCTCCACCACATCGGTGCTCTCATCGGTCTGGGAGGAGACCACGGAGTCCCACTCGCGCCGGTAGAACCAGATCTCCTCGAAATTGTCCGGGTTGTTGATGGTCCCGGTGATCTGGTGCAGCGGGATTCGCTGGACGCGGGGCTTGGGCAGCTTGGTCAGCAGCAGGAAGAAATTGCCGTCGGTGCCCAGGCACATCTCCATCTCGGAGTGCGCCTTGGGCGAGACCAGCCACTTCTTGTTGTCCGGGAACTCGAAGAACTCCTTGTAGCTCTCCGCGCCCTTGAACTCCACGCCGCCGCCCCAGATGTAGGCGGTGCGCACGTTCATGCCGCGCTTGACCAGCGGGTTGATGGTGACCAGCGCCCGGGTGATGACGGAGTTCTTCTTGGCTGACTCCAGCGGGTACTCGGTGCCGTTGTAGTCCTCGCCCAGCGGCTTCCAGCCGATGTCCTCCATGCGCAGCAGCGCGTCCCGGAGGGATTCCTGCAGGTATTCCAGGCCGTTCTGCAGGGCGGTGTTATTCTCCCGGAGTTCGGCAAGCTCGCGCAGGGAGGAGGGTGCTTCCGCAAGCTTTACCTGCGTGCGACGGTTCCTGGCCAATGAAACTCCTAAAGTCCGAGGCTAAAAGGAATAGCCATTCCCCAGTTTATCAAGTGGGTATTTAGTGATTTCTTCGTACAGGGTTATCAATACATCGAAATAGACATTTCCTGCTCGGCCAGAAATTGCTCCATGCCGATCTCGAAGGTTTCCCCGATTTTCAGTTTCGACACCGGATCTTTCGGGTCCACCGGCAGGTCCGCGCAGGCGTACATGGCCGCGTCGGCAAAGTCGGGGGACTTCACGCCGCGCCGGATCATGTCATCCTTGGACTCGATCTGGACGGCCCCGCGCGGGCTGAATTTGTACTGGATGCCCTCCAGCTCCTCCTTCAGGGACTTGTCGCCGTACTCCATGTCGATGTGGCCGGTGGCCATCTTCTCGCGCAGGGTGTCGTAGGCGTAGGCGCGGTAGTTGGCCCACTTGTCCAGGTCCGGGGACGCCGCATTGCCCACCAGGCCGATGGTCTCCCAGCGCGAAATGGCCAGCCGGGTCACCTGGTCATAGACGCCCGCGCCGATGCCCACGCCGTCGATCCGGACCTCATCGACGCCCAGCTTGATGGCCCATTCCACGATCCGCTCGGCCGTCTCCACGGTGTCCTTCTTGCCCCACTTATCCACCAGGCGGAGCACACCGTCGTGCCAGCTGTAGAGCACCGTGTAGTCCGCGCCGAAGCGGGCGATGTCGCAGCCGAGCTTGGGCTTGGATTCCGGGTCAGGCCGCAGCGTGGTGTTGATGGCGTTGGCCAGGGTCTTCTGGCTGAACAGCGTGTTGATGCCCTGGCCGGGGAACTCGCCCAGCACCTTGGACATGTAACGGGCCGAGTCCTCGCCCCACTCGCGCTTCTTCTCCTCCACCCATTCGGGGGAGATCAGGCCGTCCTTGGCGTCCTCGGGCAGGTACTCCCCGGTGAAGTTGGGGGTATCGAAGGCCGAGATGGTGATCTTGGACCAGCCGTTGTCGTCGTCCGCGAAGATCTTGCCCAGCTCGGAGGCGGGATCATCGGGGTTGGCGATGGCCAGGATGCGGTCATTTTTACCCGTGGTGATGGTGGCAACGCCGGTCCACAGCGATTCCGCGATGCCGCAGGCCTCATCGAGCACCGCGAGGACACCCTGCCGGCGGTGGATGCCCTGGAAGCCGTGCTGATTGGTGTCCGAGGGCTTGCGGCCGAAGCCCACGATACGGCCGCCGACGTCCTTCCACTCATCGTCCATGGTGATCTTGCCGGGCAGGTCGTACTTGGCCGACAGGGTGCGCAGGTACTCCCAGAGGATCTTGTTGACCTGCTCATAGGTGGGCGCGGTGGAGACCACGATGGCGTCCAGCTCGATCCGGGTGTCCACCCACCAGGCGATGACCACCGAGGCGGTGAAGGACTTGCCCGAGGCGTGGCAGGACTTGACCGCCGTTTTCTTGTTGGCGATCAGTGAGTTGGCGATCTCGATCTGCTTGGACCACAGGTGGATGCCGAGCCGCTCCCGCGCCCAGAGCGCGATGTCATGCCGGTAGCAGTCCAGTTTCTGGCGGTGCGCGAGCCCGAGGGCCGCGCCCTGCATGGCCGCATGGATGCTCATTCGCTCTCCCTCACCACCTTCAGGTGGTACTGCAGAGTCTCGAACGCGGCGGTGTCCTCATACACGTCCCACATCAGGTGCAGCAGGTCCAGCGTCAGGCCGTAGGAGTTGCCCATTGCAGCGAACAGCCGGGTCTTGATGGCGGCCCAGTCCGGCTCCGCGCCGTCGCGTGCGTAGAACAGGTCCAGGATCTCGCAGGCGTCGGGGGTGAAATGCTCGGCCGCGCTCATGCTCCCTGCTCCTCGGGGTGCGCCGAGAGGGCCTTCTGCGCCTCGGCAAGGAAGGTGGTGTCGAAGTTGTCCAGTACCTCGCCCCGGATGGCCTTCAGGGTCTTGCCCTTGTCAAAGGCGATCTCCAGCTGCTGCTTGAAGTTGCCCTGCAGCGTCATCATGGCGTTCAGAATGATCTGTGTCTGGGCCTTGGTCAGTTCCACCAGGGCGTCCTGGGCCTCGGTCTTACGGGCCTTGTTCAGCGCCTGCAGGGCCTCGATCCGGTCGAAAATCTTCAGGAACAGTTCCAGATCCTCGGCCGTGGCGGCGGAATTGGCCCGCTGGTGTGCCATCACGAGGAGCTTTTCGAGCCGGATCAGGTGCAATACCCACTGTTCCTCGGGGCTCATCACCGCGCGGGACTCGATGTATTCTTTCCACGCCCGCACAGCCTCATCGACGGAAATGTCCTGCTCGGTCGCAATTTCCTCGAAGGTATAACCCTCGCTGCGGCGGTCCACCACAATCGTGGTGAGCATATCCACGGTGTTTTCGATGTTTTCCGCCATGGAACCAGCTTATTACAAATGCACATCTGCAATTCATAAATACAGAGGCATCAATTACAAAGCAAAAGGCTCCGGCCCTTATGAGGGCCGGAGCCTGCGCCCGGATGGCATGGGGGTTACCGGACGCAGGGGCTCAGATGCGCCGGACCAGCAGAACAATCAGCACGATGATGGCAACAACGACGAGTATGTACATCAGGTTGTCCATGGATTCAGTTTACAGGACTCGATACAGAACCCCGCCGCGCCGATAAGCACCCTTATGACAAGCTGGCGGCCCGGAAAGCGCCGCTGACCTGCAGCAACACGCCCGTTAAAGCAGCAAAGCCCGGACCTTGGCGGAGTCCGGGCTACTGTGTTGCTTACCAATAAAAATTGAATAACTAGAGTCTATCGTAAGGTCTTGGCGGACAACACGATAGGTCCAGGGCGGCGTGTCGGAAAAACGCCGGGCAGTCCCTGCGGGAACCACGGGCAACCGTGGCGGACGTGTCCCAGCGGCTAACCCACCGCGTGTAGCGAGAGGCCCAATTGAAGGCCAGAGGGGTTTCCTAGAGCAGTCCCCTGCGCGTAAAGGCAGACCAGGAGCGACGAGGGCGCAGCGGTGCGCCTTGCCGGGGAGGCGGTGTGCCCCGGAGGCGACTGCTCATACCCCGGTCCTGCGCTCCGAGTAATCCCCGAAGCGACGGCGAAAAATTTTTTCGTCGGCCCCCTGCAGGGGGGCTACTCTGTCGTGAATACCTCACCTCCACGACAGGGGCTCCCGCCCCAGGCCCTGGCGGGCCTCCCCCGGCAGCCGCACCGCGCAAGCGCGGCCCGGCACGTAGGTCTTGTCCCACCTAACGCTGGACTACTAAGGGTGGAGACTTTCAAAAGGTGACCCACCTTAAGTGACGCGCGCGCGAAAAACCGTGCTCATTCTTCCGAATCGAGCACGAAGAACAGCCCATCAGCAACCGCTTCCTCGACCCAGAATCTGGTCCTGGGTGTTGTCCGTTGCCGGGCGATTTCCTCCAGCCGGGCCCTGTCATTGCCGACGGAGTACACCATCCGTCCGGTGCCGTCCGTCCGCTCCGCCATCAGCAGGTACCTGTACTCAGCCATCTGTCCCTCCGAGCAAATGGCCGTATTTTTCCTCCAGCAGCGGCCACAGCTCGCGCTCCACGAACTTCTGCTGGCTGATCTCCTGCAGGTCCGCCGCGGCCTTCAGCAGCTCCAGCTGGGACTTGCTCAGCCGCAGGTTGAAGCCGTGGGACTTCGGCTCGCGGTTCCGCTGCTTCCACTTGGGCTCATCGGCCTTGGTGGGCCGCTCCGGCTTCTCGGCCGCGTCCCCGAAGGCCTCGATCTCCTTCTCCATCTCGGGGGTCGGCTCCCTCATCTTCACCATGACAGGGCCTCCTGCAGCAGCAGCTGGATCTCGGCTTTGGCCTTGCGATCCCGCGTTTCCACCGCTCCCTTGCCATCACCCATCGCCTTGCGGAAGACCTTGCGGTCGTGCAGGACCGTCCTGGCCAGCACCAGATCCGGGTATTTCGTCATGTAGGTGCGGGCCTCGCCCTCCTCATCGTCCCAAACGTGCGGAGATACCCGATTCAGCACGCCCATGAGCTTCAGGTCCGGGTTGAACTTCCGTGCCTCCTTGACGGTGGCCAGCAGCGACTTCGAGGTGTCCAGATCCGGCTGGGAGGGCAGCAGCGGTGCCAGCAGCAGATCGCAGGCCGTCATCGCGGTGCGCAGTTCCTTGGAGTCCTTCCCGGCGGCGTCCACCAGCACGACGTCGTGGGCCTTGTCGAGGTTTATCAGTTTGGTGTAGAGGTTGCCGCTTACCTGTTCGGTCTTGATGGGCGCTCCGCCGGCCTCCACGCGGTCGGCGGCCCAGATGCTGGTCGTGTGCACGGTCGGGTCCGCCTCCACGATGCAGACTTTTCGGCCCCGGCGCTGCAGCTCGGCGGCGAGGTTGACGGTGATGGTGCTCTTGCCGACGCCGCCCTTGTGGTGGCCGATGAGGATCAGCACGGCTACTCCCCCGCTTCCGTCGCGGCGCGGTGCTGCGTCAGGGCATCGAACATGGCGATGAAGTCTGAGGCCCTGGACATGGCCACGGGCCTGGACGGGCCGTAGTCGTCCCAGTGCTCAATGACAAATTCGAGGTCAACGGCGTCATCGCTGGCGACCAGGGCCTGCGCGACGGCGGTGCGCTCATCGCGGGCATGGTTCGGTTGTGCTCCCATTTTGCTCCCCTAGTGGTTGTGTAGTGCTTTGGTAGCTGTGCAGTAGCTCTATGGTACCCCTTTGGTAGCTAAAGGGTACCCATAGCGTAGTTATTTCATACCAGAACGGTAGTTGTTGCATAGCACTACCAAACTAAAACGGTAGCTCTTTGGTATTGATCTGGTAGCACGATGGTAGTTATGTGGTAGTACTCTGGTACCACTTTGATAGTTCTACGGTAGCGATTATGGTAGTTCTACGGTAGCGGTAGGGTAGCTGCCCGTCCGCCGGGCCGCAGGGCACAAAAAAAAAAATCCCCTCCCAGGAGCACCAGGAGGGGATTTTCGCTGCAACAGCTCTACACAGGAGCCACTCTAGCCTATTCCGGCTCCAGATACCGCCCGCCGACGCTCATTTCCTCGCCGTAGGAGGGGACGGGCGTGTCCAGGCGTACCAGATACATCTCACGAGGCCCCGGAGGCACCAGCACCACAGTTGCGCAGCTGCCTGCCGCAATAGTGAATACAGGGTCCGGGAGATCCGGCCAGTCCAGGCAGTACCGGACGCGCTCACCGGGGCCGAACCGCTTCTGATCCGTCATTGCGCTGCTCCTTGTCGTTTGAGGGGCGGTAGGGGTTGGAAAAAGCGGCCTTGGCGTCCGCGCCGTAGGTGTGCTCGCGCTCGATGGCGGCCTCGCCGCCTTCATCCCACGCCTCGGCCATGAGTTTCCGGATCACCGGCACGATGAGGCCCTGGCGGTCCTCCAGACCCTCGCAAATGCGATCTTTCAGGCTTTTCGCCACGGCATTTCCTCCCTCAATGTGCCCTCCGCGATGTCCCACATGAGTTCCCAGCCCGAATCGGTCCACCTGTAGGCCTTCACAGGGGTGGAAAGCGCCTCATCCCGGAGCCGGAACAGCACCGCCTTCTTGGTCTGTCCGAGATTCGCATGGGCCTTCTGGCGGGGCACACGGTCGGGAACGATGGTCAGATAGGGCATGATTTCCGGCTTTTCGGTCACAGGAACAGCCTTTCTATCCGCTGATCGGCCCTTTTCCAGGCCCGGGAGCCTCTTTCGAGCCGTTCCCGGGCGTCCAGCGCCCGGATGGCCCGGTAGTGCCAGATGGTGCCTTGAATGCGTCTCCAGAGCCTCATGCGGCCTCCTCTTTCCGGTGATTGGAGTGGATCGCCCTGTCGTTGCCCCACCACAGCACCGGGGCCTCCAGGTACACGATGCGCGGGAGCTTCATCACGGTGATCCTCTCGTTGCTCATCGTGATGTGCGGGATGAAGCCGTGGTCGTCGGAGGGCGGGATGCCGAGGTTGGTCAGGTGCTCCGCCATGACGTCGCGGGTGTAGCGCAGGTGCGGGCTGAACATGCTGTAGAGCCGCAGCACCGGGACGTCCTTGTTCGCCCCGAACCAATCGATGGAGGCCTGCAGGCTGACGGGGCCGGGGGCGATGTCGCGGAAGGCGGCCACGACGTCCTGGACATCGCCGCGCCCGTAATCCGCGTCCGTCGTTTTGCCCAGGAACAGGGCGGTGACGTGCAGCTCGGGGTCCGTGGAGCCCTCGAACCAGGCCGGCCAGACGACGCAGATGCTCTTGTGCTCGCTCATGCCGCTGCCCCGTTCCGCAGGTAGCTCTCGAAGTCCCTGGCCACATCCAGCGTCCATTCCCGGCTGGCCTTGCCCTGTCCCAGCTGGACGGCGGCGTTCAGGGCGGTGGCCCGGATCTCCAGATCCGTCCGTATGGCCGAGGGGACGGTGATCTCACCGTCTACGCGGTTCACTGCAGGCCCAGCCGTTCATTGACCTGCTTCAGCATCGACTCCGCCCTTTCAGGCAGGAGGCCATAGGTCACCTCACCGTGTGTGACGTCTCCCGAGGTGTAGAGGGCGATCAGGCTGGCGGTGCGCTGCTCGTAGGCGAGGGCGAGCGTGGCCTGCGCCTGGGCGTAGGAGGCGGCGTCGATTTCCTGGTAGGTGGCCTCATCGAAGTGCGGATTGCCGGGCAGGGATTGCTGCTGGTTCATTGGGTGCTCCTTGAAGTGTGTAGGTCTGTAAGAACAGACTACACATCCATCGATTACAAGGCCACCCTTGGGGTCACGGTTTTTCGGTGCCCAGGCCCTCCCGGATCAGCGTCTGCTGGACGGGCTCCGCCGAGCCCAGCGGGGACACGGTGCCCAGGTACCGGGTGAAGGAGCGGCCGTTCTGGATGGCGAGGGGCACCGGGGACTTGCGGGTGTCGCAGAAGACCATGCTGTCCGGCGGGCACAGCTGCTCGGCGCGGGCTTTGGCCTCCGGCCCGCCCGGGTCATCGATTTCGGGGCAGTACAGCGCGATGAGCCGGATGTGCTGGATGCACCAGTCATCGAAGCCCTTGTCGATGAACAGGACCACCGTGTCCCCGTCAATCCAGCGGATCACCCGGGCCTTGTAGTCGTACACCATGCCCCCTGTACATAAAGTCTGCTGAACAACAGACTACAGGGGGCGGCGGATCTGCCACGGCTTCTTCACCCGGTGCCGCCTGCGCACTGGGGCCAGGCCCAGCACCTCCCGGCGCTGGTAGACGCTGCCCAGGGAACGCCCCAGGGCCATCGCAATGGCCTCATAGCCCACGACGTCCACGTTGTCGCGCAGGAATCTGTCGTCCTCGGCAGTCCACCGCATGCGGGTGTTGGTCTGCAGGTTCATCGGCGGCCTCGGGGCCGGCACACCGATGCCGCGCTCCTCCCGGTCCCGCTTCTTCCTGGCGTTGTGGCACTTGTGGCAGTGCTTGCGGCGGGCTCCGTTGCCGGAGATGACGGGGAAGGAGGGGCCGTCGGCCAGTTCGCCGCAGGAGCCGCAGGTGCGGGCCACCAGGGTCCGCCCGGCGGGCGAGAACGGGCTGTTCGGACCCTTGCTGGGCAGCGGCTTAGCCGTCATGGCTGCAGCCGCAGGCAACAACGAGGTCAGCTGCCCGGTCCAGGGCGTAGCCGACGCAGCTGGCGTGCCTGCCGGCCCGGCATTCCGGGCACAGCGGCCGGGCAGTCACGAGCGCGCCTTGTGGTGCCAGCGCCCGTCTTCCTCGCTGTAGTGAACCCACTGCCTGCAGTACCCGCACTGGTAGCGGTGGAACTCCTGGATGTACTGCGGGCTGACGGGGTGCTCCCTCATCCCCCGGCCTCCTTTTCCGCCTCATCCAGCACCTTCCCGATGATGCGCACGCCCATCGGCGTGATGTCATCCGGGCTGATGAGCCGCAGCGCGGCCCGCAGCCGGGCGATGAGCGCCGTCATTCCGCTGTCATCCGGTGGCTGTGGCATCACAGGACGTGGAAGGCCCGCAGCAGCGTCCACGCGCAGACCACCATGTTCAGGGCGAACGCGGCCATCGAGCCCCGGAACAGCCTGCGGCTGATGCGCCGGTATCGCAGGACTTCCTCATCCGAGTACCAGGGGTGGTCTTTGAGCTGTGGCAGGCCCCCGTCCACCTGCGAGACGTTGAGCAGCCCGCCCCGGATGCCGGGGGCCTGGACCATGCACTTGTCCGTGTGGCCGGGTTTGAGCAGGCACGGGCCGAGGGCGTCGAAGGGCGGGTCCAGCAGCTTCCCGCAGGTCTTGATGCCGTACTGCGGCAGGTCCGTGCTCATGCTCTCCCCCGGGGTAAGTGTGTGGTGATGTCCGGGGCTGCGCCGTAGTCGGCTGGGGGGACAACAGCAGCGCAGCCCCGGACACCGGAAATAACCCTAGCAGGAAACTTGAGCCAATCCTGAGCCAATCCTGATGACGTCCTGAGCCTGCCGTGTTACCGAAGGGTGCCCTTGACCTGCGGTTACACCATAAGCTGGGGGCATGGACTTGTTTTTTGACCGGCAGGGGACGCCGATCAGCCTGGAGCGCTGGGCTGCCCTCATGGGGCGGCAGGACCGCCATGTCGGGCTCACCGATCTGGGCGCGCTCGGGAGGGTCTCCACCGTGTGGCTGGGCCTGAACCACGCCTGGGGCGACGGTCCCCCGCTGATCTTCGAGACCATGATCTTCGGCGGCCCGATGGACCAGTACCAGGAGCGCTACAGCACCGAGGAGCAGGCCGCCATCGGGCACGGGTTCGCCGTGCAGGCCCTCATGTACTACCGGCCGGAGGCCAAACGGCCGCCACTGATCCAAAACGGAAGGAAACCCCGAAAATGAGCGCACGAGTGCTGCTGGAAGTCACCGCCGGACTCATCCCGGAGCGGCCGGAGCCAGAGCTGACGAGACAGTGGGCGATCACCAGCGCGGAGTGGCAGGAGGCCCAGCAGACCGAGAGCGGGCAGGGATTCCTGCTGTCCACCCGCAACGGCCAGGCGCAGGGCTACGCCGCCTTCCTCATGATGCAGCCTGACCGCGTGAACTGGGTGCGGACGGACTGGATCTGGCTGTGAGCATGGAGCTGACCTTCGCCACCGACGCGCGGTTTGGGTTTCTGGAGCCTGATGACAACGTGCTGGCGCTCGATCCGCTGCAGCCGGGCCAGGAGGCCCTGTTCATCACCAGCCAGGACTTCGAGGGCGTGACCCTCATCGGCACACCGGAGGAGCTGCGGGGCTTCGCGGCGGCACTCGACGGCTTCCTGAAGGCCACCTTATGAGCGACGGGACGCACCCGGCCGTGCAGGCCGCCGCAGAACAGGTCCAGGCCGCCTGGATCAACCCCGGAGCCTCGGTCCTGACCCACATCCAGGCGCAGATCAGGCTGGCCGACGAATGGCCCACCCTGGCCCACGCCGTCATCCGGCTCTCCGACGTCCTGGACGGGGTGGAATGACCGCCCCGGAGCATCCCGGTGCCCGGCTAAAACTGGAACTGGAGAAGCGGAGCTGGGCGCAGAAAGAGCTGGTGGAGATCCTGGAGCGCCCGGCGCAGATGGTCAGCGAGATCATCGGCGGCAAAAAGGAGATCACCAGGCAGACAGCGGCGCAGCTCGCGGCTGCCCTGGACACCGAGCCGGAGTTTTGGCTGGTCCTGCAGGACAACTGGGCGCTGCACCACCTGACAAACGATGCGGCCTTCCAGAAGTCGCTGGAGGAGATCCGGGCCCGCGCAGAGGAGATGGCCAACAGACCGCCCCGGCACAACCACCGCGCCTCCCGGGACATCAAGCCGCAGGGTGAGTGCCCGGCCTGCGATGTGTATTGGGATGGCCTGAAGGCAAGGGGGATGGCATGAACTGGTTCGGGGAGCCCTGGCCCAGCGCCACGCTGCGCGCCCCCGTCTGCGAGGATGACGCGCTGCGGGTGCCGCCCCCGCCCGCCGGGGAACTGTGCGTGATGTGCGGGAACCGTTTCGCGGCCGGGGACCGGGGCATCCTGCTGCCGCACGTCAACGGCACCCGGCAGGTCTCGATGCGCTACCTGCACCTGGAATGCCTGCTCGGCAACGTCGGCGTGTCCTGATGCGGCGGCACACGGTGGCCGACATCGGGGAACTGCAGGCCCTGATCCGGTGGGAACTGCGGGCGCAGGGCAGGACGCAGACGGCGATGGCCGAGCACCTGGGCTTCAGCCAGAAGCACGTCAGCCAGATGCTCACCGGCAGGACCAGCATCTCGCTGGCGAACCTGTTCGAGATCTGCGCCTACCTCGGGCTGTCCGTGACGATTGACCCTGCGGCGAAATAGCCGCGATTCACTTGATCCATGCCCCGCACGGAATGCTCTCACTGCTCCGGGGCCAGTTTCCCCTCCCGGTACAGGGCGTGCTTGTGCCGGCGGTGCTCCCGGATCGCCGCGGCGTGCTTCTCCGGGTCATAGTAGCGCCCGTCCCTGCGGCGCTCGGCGTACTGCGCCTTGGCCCGGGCCTCCTTCTCCGGGTCCAGGATGAACGAGATGAGCCGCCGCGAGACCCCGAAGTGCTCCGCGAGCCGGCGCTGGGACGCACCTAACGCGTGCTGGGTCCGGATCTCCTCGCGCTGGGCGTCGCTGAGCTTGCGCCGCCGGTCGTCGGCGGGCCGGATGTACTGGCCGGGCTTCTCGGACTTGTAGGGCATCAGCCCTCCGGCTCTACGCCGAGCCGCCAGGGTTCCTCGGCGTAGAGCCGGAGCGCGGCGACGTACTGCTGCCGCAGTTTCGGCGGCTGCAGCTCCAGGGCGTCCGCTGCTTCCCGCAACGCCTGCGCCGCGAGGTGCGGTGCCGCGGCTTCGAGGGCGGAGCGCATGTACTTCCTGGAGACACTCACTCCCATATTGTCGAGCTGCCCGCGGGCTTCCTCTACCGCTTCGTCGGAAATGTCCATAGGTGAATATTACACGCCTATGCCGCCTCGGCGTCCTCGGCCGTCAGATACTCCAGCACCTGCGCCCCGAGGTACTGCGTGTACGCCGGCGGGATGGATTCCCGCAGCCCGTCCCGGGTCATCCAGTCGATGCCCATGGCTGCCTTGGCCTTCTCCACGCCGGAAAAGTTTCCGACAACGTGCATCATCTCGCCGTCCACGGGCCTGCGGCCCATCTTGGTGGTCCGGGTGGTGTGTTCCGGGTGAGCCGGGGCAACCAGCGGCAGGCTGGACTCGAACAGGCGGTGCCGGTAGGTGCCGAGCCCGAACATGGCCCCGCACAGCTCGATGGGCTCGACCAGCGGGGCCCCGGGCACGTTCTCGATGATGTAGGGCACACCGAGGAAGTCCAGCAGCTCGCGGGTGGGCCCGATGAGGTCGGGGTGGTCGTTGGCCATGATCTTCTGCGCGTTCGTGTGGGCCTGGCACGGCGGGGAGGCGTGCACCGCGTCGTATTCGTGTCCGTGCCGGCGCAGGAACTCCAGCGCATCGCCCTGGTGGAACGTGAACGGGTAGCGGGGCTGGGGGAACAGGTCCACGCCGGTCACCTCGAAGCCTGCGAGGTGGTAGCCCATTCCGGCACCGCCCTGGCAGCAGAACAGATCCAGGAGCCTCCGGCGGGCAAAAGGGCTGGCATCCATGGGGCTCCTTGGTCTGTTGGCCTGTACTGGGAGTCTACCAGGGCATAACGACACAGGTGTTGTACAAGGGGGCCCTTGCCCTGCGTATATATGCAGCGCCCGGTTTTTCAGGGGGAGGGGTTTGTCCACAGGCTGTGGAAAATGATCCAGGCATTCAAGCGGACTTGAATCGTGGCCGGCGCGTTCAAGTGAAGCGGCATTTGACTAGAAAATGTGGATAACTTTGTCGCCCTGCGGAAAAAGTGCCGCGCGGTGAAAGTTTGTCGAAGATTTGGCCAGCGCCCCCTGGCCGGCCGCGCAAAACTGATTCAGGCCTACCGTTTATTTGTTGCCTGCCATGCAACTAAGAGTCAGCTCTCATGCCGGGCTGCAGTGCATAGTGATACATATTCCTGTATAAAAATTCCGCCGATAATCCACATTATGTCAACCTGTAAATTATCGCTGTATATATACAGCCCTGCAGGGTCAGGGGTTACAGGGCCCTGTTTACCAATACAAACAACAGCACAAAAATTTTCCCATTTTCCAGGAAAGCCCTGTGCGCGTTTCTCCGGCCCTGTGACTGCCGTTAGCTATCACCATACCACCATGGCCCCGGCGTGCCTGCAGCGGCCCGCGTAGGGCCTGCCGCGGGCATGAGGGGGACACTACGCCCATAGGGCAGGGCAGGGGGGACACCCTACAGGCATAGGGGCCGGGGGAATGCGTTAGGCATGGGCGGATATGGTACTGCAGGGGCCGTTTTTGCAGGCCCTAGCCTAGATCCCCCTATGCCCCTGTAGATCTTTATTTTTTTCTACAGACATACATACCTAAAGGGGGTTAGGGGCAGGGGCTCGCGCATTACGGCGTGTCTGTAACGCATTCCCGTATGCCTTACACATTCCTCCGGCCTGTCTCCCCTGCCTTCCCCCTATGTTCCGCATTCCTTACACCCTACGCACATGACACCCCCTCACGAGGGGCACAACAAAACACCCCCTGCAGGTGTCTGCAGGGGGTGCATGGGGGGTGCAATGGGGGGTGCTGTCTACGGGTTCAATTCCCGATATTTTGCCGCTACGGCGCGCGCCACGTCCGCTACGGGTGTCCCCGGTTCAATGTCCCATGATGGCGGGTCACTGTCCCTAGGCTCACCCTCACGGGTGAGAGTGTCGGGGCCGTAATACAGGTCTTCCGTGGTGAAACTGGACAGATGCGGATAGGTCCAGTCATAGCTACCGGGGCCGATTAGCAACGGCTCACTACAGCCGGGGCCGTTGTCCACCATGAGGGCGGCCGTCCCCCCGCCCATTTGTTCCACCGTGGCAGTCAGGCCTTCCGCCTGCAGGGCGGTAATCAGCTCGCGCGCCTGAAACGTGCAATCCATGTCTTCAGTGTCCATTGTCCTAGCCTTCCGTAATGCGGCAGACAGTCGCCGCCTTGAGATCTTTCATGGTGTGGAGATAGTAGCGGCGACGTGCGCGAGCTTCGGCCCGACTCGTGCAATACATGCGTTCTACGGTGCCGTTATCGAACGTGAGCAAGACAAACCATTCCATGACGTTTCCCCTTTAGAATTCCGGGCGGCCTGCAGCTAACCACGCGCTAACGCGGTTAGATGCGGGATTGAAAATAGCGACATTGGCACTCATGCGCGCTTCGGCCTCATCTTCCGATTCATCATCAGTCGGGCCGTCATACCATTCTTCCGCCAACATGTTGGCGTCGATGTAGTCATGCAATTCCGAAAAACTGGAGACGGTAACGGGAATGATCCCTACGGCGATATAGCTCCTAATTTCCACTTGCATGGCGAACACAACGGCGTCAATAATATCGGCGGGGCGCATGGGCTTTACCCTTACCAATTCTTCGGCGTCATATTCAACCGCGCCGCGCGTGGTGTCGATAGTGGTGCACGGGCCGTGCTGCCACGTCTTGACGATGGGGGCGGGCGTCTTGCGGGTGAGCCGTTCGCCCTCAATCTGGACATCGTAAATTTTCATGCCGGGCTTCAGGTCTTCAGCGGCTACGCGCTTGCCTGTAATGGCTTGCTTGGAAAGCCCGGCGTGGGGGGTGGGATCTTTAGCGAGCATTTCGGGTCCTGCTTTCAGGTGTAGGGGGTGTGTATGGACACCATTAGAACACCCTACTTGCATAGGGTGCAAGCCCGTGTGAAGAATGGTTTTTATGGCATACCGTGCCCCGCCGTGCCTACGGGCAGGCCCCGTTTTCTCCCGTGCAACACGCTGCAGCTGCCCCATGCTGCAGGGTGCCTATTGTGCTGCCCTGCCCCCTGCCCCCGTC